CTAAACAAGGTTATTTCTGGTAGCTTTCTTAAAGGACTTCCCCAAGGTCGACTTTTATCATTCTCGGGACCATCAGGATCTGGAAAAAGTTTCCTTCTATGCAACGCAATGCGTGAAGCACACAAGGATGGTGCACATATCGTAGTACTTGATTCCGAAAACGCACTTGATGATGATTTCGTTAAAGCGATTGGGGTGGATCCAACAAACAACTACAGTTATATTCCTGTTGTTACAGTACCACAAGTTAAGAAAGTAATATCAGCTTTCATAACGGGGTATAAAAAGGAATATGGTAACGATCCCGATGCACCCAAATTATTGTTCGCTATCGATAGTCTCGATATGCTTCTAACGGAAACAGAAGAAGAGCAATTTGAAAAAGGTGTCACTAAGGGTGATCAAGGCCAACGAAACAAGCAATTGAAGGCTATGCTTCGTAGCTTTGTTCAAGCCATCAAAAGTTACAACATGTCTATGATTGTAACTTCTCAGGTGTACAAAAATCAAGATGTTACAAATGGTGAAGGCCTGTACATTGTATCTGATGCTGTCAAGTATTCTCTCTCGCAAATTATAATGTTGACCAAACTGAAATTGCGCGACAAAGCAACAAGAGAAACTACCGGCGTTCGTATTAAGTGCGAAGGATACAAAACACGCTTTACTAAACCTTTCCAAAATGTAACCATTGAAGTTCCATATGAAGAAGGTATGGATCCATACAATGGTCTACTTGAAGTGGCTACAGATATGGATGTTATTAAGCAACGTGGTGCATGGTATTATCTGGGCGATGACACCAAATGGAATGGTAAATCGTTACCAGCCGAGCATGCTCCTCAAGTGTTAGAATTCTGTGAAGCAAAGCGCGAAAAATTCTTAGATGCTCTCGTTTCAGATGATGAAATAGAGATGCCAGATGATAAAACGTCAGCTAAGGCTAAGCGGAAAGCTAAATTTGATGAAGATAAATCCTAATCAACTTTTGCTCATCGAAAACCTCAGTTAATCTGAGGTTTTTTTCGTTACGCCCCTTATTCTTTTGTTGCCTCAGAACCACTGTTGTGGGAAAATACGAACACAAAATAAAAGGAATAATAATGGACGCTAAACAACTCGCGAAGAAAAATTTGTTAGTTAAGATGTATGCAGGATCAATCGCTTATGGCACAAACTTACCTACCTCTGATGTAGATTTTCGTGGAATTTTTTCTCCTGACCCAATCAACGTTCGCACACCATTTTTCAAAGTGAATGAGTACGAAGAAACAGACGAAGAAGATACAAAATATTACGAACTATCACACTTCATGAAATTATGTGTGGATTGCAACCCAAATATTATTGAGTTGTTGTGGACAGATGAAAGTGATATTGTTTTTACTACACCTGCATATAAATTGTTGCGCGAACATCGTCATGCTCTCCTTTCTAAAAAGATCGCATTCACAACGAGTGGCTATGCACTAGCTCAGTTGAAACGAATCAAAGGGCACAATAAGTGGATCAATAATCCGCAACCGAAAGAGCCGCCTCGTCAAACAAAATTCGTATCTTTGTTGCAATATTTCACACCAGATCGAATCACTCATTTTGACATTGAGAGTATTCGACGCGACCATCGTTTGATTCCATATGGCAGGGATGTGTATGGTGTTATTCAGTCCGAAGGACATGAAATTTTTTCTGATGATTATACGCTCAATACTGTTTATGAGCCAGATGCTAATGCGCCACGCCAAATGCCTCTGTATATTGTAAAATTCAACAAAGACGTATACAAAGAAGCAAAAGAAAAACATACTCAATATTGGGACTGGAAACAGAATCGAAATGCTGCACGTAGCGAACTAGAAGAAAAATTTGGGTATGACACAAAGCATGCTATGCATTTAGTGAGACTGTTGCGCATGGGACTCGAGGCCTTGCGGGATGAAGTGATTATCGTTAAGCGTCCTGATGCAAAGGAATTACTGGATATCAGAAACGGTGCCTGGACATATGAGCAAGTAGTTGAATACGCTCAAGAAATGGACGAATTGGTTAGGAAAGAATGGTACAATAAATCCAATCTTCCAAAGAAACCAGACATCAAATTTGCAGCAGAACTATTGATGGATATTCAAGATTGCTTGTGGAGTGACTAATGGCAAAAATTTCAGTTCTACTTAAGAAACGTGAAAGGCAGTACCTTTCGTTAACCAATATTATTTTAAATGCCGCTTCTTGTGTAACGGAAGCGTCAGGTGATTTTATTAGGTCGCTAATGAATGGCACGTTTGCTGGTGAGACCACCATTGAATGGAAATCAATAATCCCCATTGGCGATAACATTCAATTCATTGGAAAGTTAATACTCGATGTTGGTGGCACAGTAACATATGAAGGCGAAACGGTTGAGATAACCGAAGCAAACCAACCATATTTTCAATATCCAATTAACGTAGTACTGCCAAGTGATATTGTCGATCGAGGAGATAAACAAGAGATTACTCGCCATCTATATGAATACCAAGACGAACACGCCGAAGTTGTATATGACGAAGAACCTGATGTTCAGGATATGGAAGATGAGATTTTAACAACAACTGTTGAAGAAGCGTCAACCTCTACGTCACTTGGTAAACTTTCAGAAGAACAAAAAGAAAAATATGATATGTTCAAGTATTTGACTAGGAGTAACAAACATTGAGTAGAATTCCTGAACTTGGAGAAGGGTACTCTAATCTTCCAAGTATAATAGCTGAATATGAAGATTTGTTATCAGGCGTAGAAGAAAAAATTTCCATCAAAGGAAAATCAATTGAACACGCCAATCGGGAGAATCCAACATGGCAGTTATATTATGATCAAAAACGAATAGAACTCCACACTTTGGTGAGATATCTCGAAAGCCAAATGTCGCGCGTCAGAGGAAAATTATTTCGTTCGTATACTGAGGCTCATCAACGGGAATTGTCTGACAGAGCAAAGGACAAATATATCGATAACGAAGATGCATTTTTGGCGATTAATGAATTGTATCTTGAAATCAAAGAAGTATATGACAAATATCAGGCTGTATGCGATGCGTACAAGTCAAGAGGGTATGCTCTAAACAACATAACAAAGGTTCGTGTTGCATCACTAGAAGACGCAATGATATAATAAGAGTGAGAATAATCTCGCCACAATAACTACCAAAACTCAACAAACCAAACTATCGCTATATTTTGGGTATCCTATATACCCAAATGACTAGCAATATGTTGAGTAAACGTAGGACTTTTAATGAATAATAACAAATGCAAAGTAGTAATTTTAGATGAAGTAACATGTACGTTCGTAGGTTTGCATCCTGACCATGTAATGTATTTTTATGAAGAGTATGGAGTGTTTGCAAACAACCACTTTTTCAATCCTAAATTTAAACTTGGGAGCTGGGATGGAAAGATACGTCACTTTCACAAAACAGGCAAAACATATATCAACTTGCTTCCTGACATAATTCCTCGTGTTATCCGTCTTGGTTATAGTGTAGCTATTGACGATCGCCGGACAAATAAATCCATTGATCCACCAGTCATTACTAAAGACTTCTTCGAGGGGGTATTTGATCGCGACACTGGTGAGCCATGGACCATGCGCGAGTATCAGGTTGATATGGTCAACGCATTATTACAAAATGGGGGTGGCGTCGGTATTGCAGGTACTGGTGCTGGCAAAACTAGTATGACAGCTGCAATAGCTCTTGCATATGAACAAGCTGCAAACTTTCGATCGATTATCATCGTTCCTGATAAAAATTTGACTGATCAGACGTTTCGAGAATATGAATTCTTCGGGTTAGATGTTGGTGAATATAGTGGTGAGCGCAAAGACACCTCACATCAACACATAGTATCAACTTGGCAAGCACTCCAAAATAATCCAACAATTCTCCAAACATTCCAAGTAATCATCGTAGATGAAGCACACGGAATTCGTGGTAAAACTCTGACAGAACTGCTGAATAATGCTGCCAAAAGCGTAGCATATAGATTCGGTGTGACTGGAACATTACCCAAAGAACCCGCTGATGCTATGGCTGTTCGAATAGCTGTTGGTGATGTCCAATATACAATTCCTGCACATGTGTTAATTGATCAAGGATATCTAGCCAAGCTTCAGATTGACATTTATCAACTGGATATTAATTTGCGTAAACAGTATAATGAATATTTGGAAGAAGATCACGAAAAGGTACTAACATACAAACAATTCAAAGACAGCTACTTTCCCGATTGGCATTCAGAAAAGCGATTTCTACAAACAGAAAAAGAAAGGTTGGCATGGATCGTTGACTTGATTGAATCAAAACGATCCGAAAGAAAAGGGAATGTGTTCTGCTTGGTAGACGGTGTTCGATTTGGCAAAAAATTGACCGAAATGATAGATGGTGCTGTCTTTGTATATGGTAAAGATAAGATGGCAGATCGCCGCCGTGTGTATGATCTATTCAAAGAGAATGACAACTTGGTAGTAATCGCAAATGTGCAAGTTGCTAGTACAGGTTTGGACATCAAACGAATATTCAACTTGATGTTTATTGATGTAGGAAAATCATTTATTCGAGTCATTCAAACGATTGGCAGAGGACTAAGAAAAGCACCTGATAAAGATGAAGTAAACGTATCGGATGTTTGCTCTGACTTAAAGTACTCAAAACGTCATTTGCGTGAACGGACCAAATTTTACAAAGAACAGATGTACCCATATAACAAAAAAGTGGTTGACTATTCATCGGAATGATGGTATAATAGGACACCAAACAATAATAAGAATAGGTATTATGTTAATTTTTGACAATGATAAAGCAATCATATTGGACAATGTCCATACGCCCACTGCAACGGACCATTTCTGGGTTTTGGATTTAAACATGATGGATTACACATTAACTCCATTGTTGGTGTTGGAAGAAGTAATATCACCGTCAATCGAACTCATGGTAGGCGGCTTTCAATTTATTCTGCCTGCAAATTGGAAAGTGCTGGTAGCCGACGAAGATACAATGCAATTAGATGTTGTCGAAGTTGCTGATTTGGGCGGAAAGGAATTCAAAGCATTGATATATGGTCCTGATAAACCAATGGCTGAACTTGAAACTATTGTTGTCACAAATTACTTTCCGAGTTATAAGAATGTTGGACCATCTCTAAATAAACACCAGATGCTATGCCATCCAATCTCACCAACTTCGTGGATCAATGTATCTCCATCAGATTCATATAATAAGTACCTTAAAGGCTGCACAGCAGGCGACATTATTTCATAGGAACAATTATGGCTAGAAAAAGAAACAAAAAAATATCATTGCTCGAATTTCGAGCTTGGCTAGAAGGCGTAGAAGAACTTCAACCATCTGATTGGAGTCCGTCTGCTGAACAGTGGAAATTGATTCGCGAAAAGATTAAACTAATCAAAGAACCAGAACCAGAAGTGGTGAAAGAGAGCACACCTGCCCCACCTCAATCACCAGTATCAACTGAAAATGCACCAATGATGCCTCAGTTCAATAGAGAACCAGCACTACCACCTCTTGTACCGAGCAGTATTCCTTTGGATGCAGAGATTGAGATGTCTCCTGAGGCCAAACGTTTGCTTCAAGGTAATCCATCTATTCCAGCACAACCCGGTCAACCTGGTCCAGTAGATGATACATATACCTCAAGCCCCTTCCAGTAAAACGGAGTTGACCAATCGTACTTTGTGGTACGATGGGGATTATACAGTCAAAAGCACTGATGTAATACGTGTGTTTGCGTCAGGCGCTAATACTTGTGGCGTTTTTGTGGATGAGATGACAAAAGACATTGAAGGGTTTAATCGCCTCGTCCCAGAATCACAGCAAATTAATGTAAAAACGTCAGTACGCGATATCTCTTCTGATTGGGCACTGCCAGAAGAATATATGTCACTGGACGTACGTGATTATGTTGTAGCACAACTATATAATCATCTCCAAGATGAGGAGATGATTGATAATTTAGGCAATGTAACCAAAGAAGGCAAAGATCGTATCCTACGAACTTCCAAGGAGTTAGAGCTATTTACTCACCATAACTTAATGGACGTTTTGCGTGTGATCATTTTTATCATAAATACGCTAAGTGAGCGTGATGCGGTGTGGGGGGTTGGACGTGGAAGTAGTGTGTCTTCATACGTTTTGTACCTCATCGGCGCTCATGACATAGATAGTTGCAAGTATGACCTAGATTTTGGCGACTTTCTACATCTGGATCACATATAAAACGGAGATAATAATGGGTAAAAAAGTAAAGAGTGCACGTGGTGAGATAATTGACCTTGATTTGTTTAGAATTAAGGAACAGATCGCATCCATGCCTGCACCTGTAGATGTAAAACAACGACAAGACTTTATAGAACGTCGTCTCCGCCGTCGCTTAAAGAAAAAGCCGGTAGAAACTACGCCTTCAGTGGAGGTCGAACCACAACTTCCAGTTACTGATAAAGTTGAAAATGATAAACTAGAACAAGAAGCAATCATACCACCAGAACAAGAAGAAACTATCACAACAGATGAGAGCACAGATGACAAGCCAGCAAAACGCACCACAAAACAACGAGCAAGACCAAAGCGAAAAACAAAATCCACTGAATCTTCAGAATGAAGAGTTAGTAGCTCTTCGTGATCATATCGTCTTTCAATTTGAACAAGATGGTCTACGAGTCAATTCAGGTGGCAATGTATCTGATGCATTCCAAGAGAAGACAAATTGGGGATTCGAGTTTTTTGATTACAACGAAAGTACCAATCACCCAAGATGGGGAACGGTCGTTGTTGTTGGTCCAGAAGTAAAGGAGCACATAGTACCAGGGATGCGTGTACTTATTGACGCTCTACGTTGGACCAACCATGTTGTATACAAAAACCAGAAGTATTGGAGAACGGATGAAACCAATCTTCTGGCATATGATGCGGATTCCATTCCAGACAAAAACTAATAAATACCCCGTAGTTAAAGGAGAACTAACATGGTATTTATAACAGTATTGATCTTAGTAACGCTATCAATTGCTGGCTCAGCCGCATTTTTTAGTATATATGGATTGGCACAAATCTTCTCGGGAGCGTTCTGGCCAGTTGTAATTATGGCAGGATCTCTTGAGGCTGGAAAGTTAGTAGCAGCTTCCTATGCCTATCGCTATTGGAACAAGATGAATATTTTCATGCTTGGCTACCTATTGTTGGCAATTTTGGTGCTAATGTCCATCACGTCAGCTGGAATATTTGGATTTCTTTCATCTGCATATCAGCAGGATATCCTTCCAATAAAACTGCAACAACAAAAGTTAGCACTATTAGAGAAAGAAAAAACTGAATTGACAGCTCTAAAAAGCGAACGCCTTGAACGAAAGCAACAAATTGACGCAGATATTGCAGCACTACCAAATAACTACGTTACTGGTCGTCAACGGTTGATGAAATCGTATGGTCCCGAAATTGCACAACTGAGAAAAGATATTTCAGACTATACGACAGAAATTAGAGCCAAAACGCTTCAAATCTCAGACATCAAAAATAAAGTAACTCAAGCAGAAGTACACGTTGGACCAATTGTCTTCATCGCATCTGCTTTCAATAAGGATGTTGATGATGCAACCAAATGGCTAATCCTATTGATAATTTTCGCATTTGATCCACTTGCAATTGTGTTAACTATTGGTGTGAATAAGGCCTTGTTGGAACGAACATATTCACGAGAACAAACACAGTCATCGAGTTCTCTTCTTGATGCTTTTGATGGAATAACGTTCGAAGTATCTACAGATGATGATAGCGGAGATGATGAAGATGACGAGGAAGAAGGAATTGGTAGCGAAGAAGTTGAGATATTTACAGAACCTGAACCATCTGTAAATGATGTGTCGCAACTTGGCCCAGATCACCAAGAACAAAAAACACAACCAAAGGCACGAGTCGTCAAGGAAGAGACCCAACCAATTCCACGAATGATAGAGGAACCAATTGCACCACGTCCTCGTTCTGCATCAACAAAACTATATAAACCACACTCATATCACGAGTAATGTGTTGACAACTTTTTCTCCTTGTGGTATGGTTTCACCACAAGGAGAAAAATAATAATGAACTTAGATAAGCACACACTCTGGACCGAGAAGTATCGTCCCAGAACTCTCAAAGAATACATTTTCCATGATGAGCGACAGCAATTGTCAATCGAAAACATGGTAGCAAATGGTACTATCCCGCACTTATTACTGTCTGGCGTTCAGGGTAGTGGTAAAACTACATTAGCACAAATTATCATTAATGAATTAGGCGTTGATCCAATGGATGTGTTGACGCTGAACGCATCAGATGAGAATTCTGTTGATGTCATGAGAGACAAGATTAGGAATTTTGTATCCACATTTGCAATGGGAGATTTTAAAATTGTCCATCTGGAAGAAGCGGATTACGTATCATTAGCAGGACAAGCGGTTCTGCGTAAGTTGATGGAAGATGAATACGCTGATTCAGCCCGATTTATACTGACTTGTAACTACGAAAGCAAAATAATGCCTGCTATTCGATCCCGCTGTCAACAGTTCCGTTTTAAAGCTCCTGATCGAACTGATGTTACTGAATATATCGCTGGAATTTTGTTAAGTGAACACATCAAATTTGATTTAGAGTTGTTGGACAAATACATTGTAGTTGGTTATCCCGATGTTCGCAAAATCGTAAACTTAATTCAGCAAAACTCTTCTTCGGGATCTCTATTATCTTTATCCCAAGAAACGGAGACGGGCGATTATAAATTCGCATTACTTGATTTGATAGAACGAGATGCGTGGGAAGATGCTAGAGCATTGGTATGCGAAAGTGTTGCAAATGAAGAATGGGAAGACTTGTATCGATTCCTATACGAAAATCTAGACAAAGCACCAAAATACTCAATAAGAGACAAGTGGGAGGCAGGAATTGTTGTCATTGCTGACCACTTATATAAACATTCAATTGTTGCCGATCCAGAGATCAACGCATCAGCAATGTTTATAAGACTATCACAAATTTAAGGAGTTACGATGACTATAGATTATAATGGTCCAATGTTCTTCAATCCTCAAAAAATTTCAGATATTTCTTGCGATGAAGAAAAAGTTAATAATGAGCCCATCGCCGCATATGTGGATACATTTCGGACTAATTACCACAATCAACTTGATGATGAATTTATGGATTCATTAATAAAAACAATAGAGGTTGATTATGATATCCAACTTCCATCAAGTATTGGTTATTCAACTACGGCTGATTGGAGTGCGTGTGCAGCATCAAATGTAGTCCCTCCGCAGTGGACTGAAACGAATATAGCTCTAACTCTTGAAGAATTAAAGAGACAGGTCGATGCATTAACTGAGAAGGTCGATGGACTCCGTGCTAACCAACCAATCGAATACTCATTTAAAATGGTCAAATCTAACCAACGACCAGTAGATGATGTTGACGCCACAAAGTTAAAGTGGGACCAAGCAATGGAGATAGTTGAACGTGGCTAAAAAAAGAAAAGTAGAAAACGAAACAGACCAACAAGCAAAGGAGCGTAAGCTGCTTGAAACTGTTGCGAATGCAGCAAACCGAAGTGAGAAGACATCTTGGAACCGTAAGATGGACAATATGGTAAAGCTATTGTCCAAAATACAACCAATTGAACAAAAAATTCTTGACATTATCAAGAATGAGAAACTTCCTATCCAAGACGAAATTCAAGTCTTGCGCAACACAATGCTACACGAATGCGTTCATCCTTATGAATACCTTGTCATCGAAGGGGAAAATCAGGTTCGATGCAAATTTTGCAACAAACTGTTGAGTGTACCAAATGACAGCACAGAAAAAGTATAAAGTAGATATTTTTCGTTTGTTGGGAAGTCTCAGTAAACGAAGTACTCATGCTTATGATGAGTTGACTGCCGATGAAAAGAAAACCGTACAGCCACTGATTCTGATGAGATGGATGTCTGGTACAAGTGATGCACGACAAGTATACTTTCTGAATGAGTTAGTTAACCCTTTTGTGTTCCCATTCTATAAACACAATGAACTATTGGTCAAGTTGCTATCGATATGTGGTCCTGGTCAACCACGAAGATATAAGTGGGTAAAAGCCTCAAGCAAAAAATCAACTAAGCTGCCTGAATCGACCAAGGTAGTACAAGAAGTGTTTGGGTACAATAAAACAGATGCTGTCGATGCCTTACGTATTTTAAGTGATAATGACATATTGTCTTATGCCACTAGTCTTGGTCGGCAAGATGATGAGATTAAAGTGATCAAAAAAGAACTTAAGTCACGAGGGTAATAATGTCTGATACGCGCTACCAATGCGATTTTTGTGGGCAACGTTTTGTCCGTGAAGATAGATTTCTGAAGCACAAATGCAAACAAATGGAACGTGATGAACAGTTTCATTCTCAAGATGGCCAGACTGCATGGTCATACTATCAGAGTTGGATGAAAGCATACCGAAGAGTTGTACCAAGTCCGAAGTCTTTTCTTCACTCTAAATTCTTCAACGCTTTTTATCGCTTTGCGTTGTTTGTTAAAAGAGCTCAGATTCCAGATACGGACATATTCATTCGGCTGATGAGAGAAAAAGATATCTCGCCTGTTTTGTGGGATAATGATCAAGTATATGCTCTGTACTTAGAACATATCGATCGTCGCATGGGACCCATAAGACACGCTGAAATATCTATCAATACCTTATTCGACTTGGCGGATGATTCGAACGTGGATGTGTCTGAAGTATTTGAAACTATCACACCGAATCAGCTAATTCAGCTAATTCGTCAGCGCAAAATATCTCCTTGGATACTTCTTAACAGCTCGAAATTTAAAGAATTTTTTGTATCCAAGACAACTTCCGAAGAGAAAATCATTCTCGAATCGATCATTCGTCCACCTTATTGGAAAGAAAAGTTCCAGACCAAAACTAAGGAATTGACAGCAATACGAAAGTATATCACAGAATTGCGGCTGTAAGTGTAGGGCAATCGACATAAATAGCTCATAGAATAGTACTACTATGGGTGAACTATGTCCAAAACATTCATTATTAAACCAACATCAGGATCATCTGGTGCATTTACGATCAAACCAGGAGCCTTGGATGGTCCTGGTGGCCTCGAACGTCACACTGACTTACGTTTGTATGGATTAGGCATACATGAGTGGGGTGATGGTGTAGGTGAAGATTTGTACCGCCTCCTTGAAAATTTTTCATGTCCTCAAAAAGAGAGTGGGGATTATTATGCGCCTCGAGCTGCATATGATTATAATCCCAGCACAGATCCTGTCCAACCAAAATCCGAACATGATATAGCTCCAGGATACGGTATAACCACACCTGTTTTAGGCCAAAAGTGGTTCAATACCAGTCAAGACCGTACGTTTGTATACACCTCAACTGGATGGCTTCCTGAATCGGGAATCCACATGTCTATATCATTCGATAACACTGGCGCAGTTCTAAAAACTACAGGTGGTGGTTCCGTTACTAGAAACGGAACTGGCGATTTTACTATTTCCTTTCCAAACGCTGGTACCACTTTATATTCAATCTCAGGTTCAGGTAGTAGCAGTTCTTCGGATACTACAGTGACACCTGTAGATGGTACATTTGCCACCACTAGTGTTCGTGTACTGTTTAAAGCGGCTGGCATCGCATATGATCCACAGCAGGCGAGTGTGATTATCACTTTGTAAGGTAAGAATTAACAATGTCGAAAAAAATATTTACCGTCAATTTTGTTGACCCTTCAAAAACTACAGTCGACTTAAGTCCATCAGCATTATCGGGTCCATCGGGTACCGCATCGCGCCGGTCTGATTTGGATTTGATGGGAATGGGGCACTCATTGTGGGGAGAGTACATTCTAAATGACATACTGCACTTACTAGAAAACTTCGCCTGTAGTGAAGATTTGCATAGTATCATTGCTGTAAGTACGGGCGCAGGAACACTGACATTCAGTGGTGATGTTACAAAAAGTTTCGTATCTGGCGAAACGTTTGAAATTATCAATTCTGACACAAACAATGGAACGTGGACAGTTGCTAGTTTAAGTAGCTATAATGATGTAAGTGATGAGACGACAGTTACAGTTGTTGAAGCATTGAATGCAACATCAACTTATGGACAAGCGGGACAAGTTGGAATACCAAATAGATCTCTCTTTTATGGTCCTACTACTCCAACTGAAGGGCAAATTTGGTACAACCAAACTCGTCAGCAAGCATTTGTGTATAGAACTACAACAGGATCACCTATAACTGGATCATGGGATCGCATTAATGGACTAACAGTAGGTTCTACTCAACCAACAACCCCCTCACAAGGTGATCTGTGGTGGGACACGACAACTTATGCTGCAACTGCCAATGAGTATGGTCGTAATCTTAAAATATATGTGTCTGGAGCCTGGGTTCGTGTAGTTGAAAATTATCTTCCACTTGATGGCAGCAAGACCGTACAAGGTAATATCAACATGGGTGGATTCCTAATTGAGAATGTTGGAAATCCGAACACCAGTGATGATGCTCTAAATCTAGGTTATGCTGATGGTAGATATGTCAACGTAACAGGCGACACGATGACAGGCATTCTCAATATGGGTGCAAACCGAATTGAGAATGTTGGAAATCCGAACACCAATGATGATGCTCTAAATCTAGGTTATGCTGATGGTAGATACGTCAACGTAACAGGCGATATAATGACAGGCATTCTCAATATGGGTGCAAACCGAATTGAGAATCTAGCATCTCCTAATTCGAGTGATGATGCTCTAAATCTAGGTTATGCTGATGGTAGATATGTCAACGTAACAGGCGACACGATGACAGGATACCTAACTCTCAACGCTAATCCAACTGCAAATCTTCATTCTGCTACAAAACAGTATGTTGATACAGAAGTCAGCTCTGGCGTCGCTGGTGTAACTGATCCCGTTCGAACACCAGGGTACAACGTTGAGGCTATTGCTTATAGTACTGGAAACTGGAACAGTGGCGATGAGGTGTTGTGGACAATTGCAACATTTACGAGTGCAGCAACAGGCGATTTCATAGTCAGAGTTCGCTGTGCGGGATTTGCAGACAACCAATGGTTGTTATATAAGAACGCAACTCAGATAGCGTCAGTATTTAATACACATAGTGGAACATGGACTTATGACCGATACCTGTCAGACAAAATTGTGTCTCTCGTTCCAGGTGACGTTCTAACTCTAAAGTTCAGAACCAAGTGGTCAGGATCATATGCAACTGGTGGATGGATTCATGTAATGTCTGACTACCTACCGTTGTCATCGATGTCCCATACGGGTACACAAAACATTGAAACGATGGGTGGAAGGCTAGATGTTACACCACTTTCACCAGCTAATGAAAACAACACATTAACGTGGTAAAAGGTAACAACATGACATATTACATTCTTTTGACACCCAGAAACCAAGTGGTCGACGTAGTAGAAACGTCAAACGGTAACTTGCCACCTGACGCAGTTGAAATATCTCAGGAGCAGTTTGAACTCTTGAATAGTGAACCAACAGTACAATATGAATACGTGTCTGGTGAAGTACAAAAAAGCATATATGCTGATGTTGCTCAAAAGGTAAATGCTGCAATTTCGGACGCATCAGAAACATGCAAACACCAAATTATCAACAACTTTACTTCGTCCGTATTGGGGTCTGAACATCAATACAAGAATACACTTGAAGATCAAGTAAATCTGATGGACTTAAATTCAAATGGTATTGGAGCAGATATTAAGTGCGTTGATATTGAAGCGAAAACTGATTTTGCTTTTAAGCGCCATACGGCAGAACAGGTATCTCAGCTATATGTTGAGATGACACAACACAAATTTACATGCCTCAAAAATTTTAGCGACATCAAAGAACGACTAATTAGTATCCAAGATGAGTATCACTCTTCGGTGGAGGACGCTGAGATTTTAATAGACGAGACGTTGGCTACACAAAGACGATAAATAAAAGAATACACTAACCGGAAAAACGAATGGCTGCTTTACAATATACTATCAAGTTTACAGATACTGCAAAGAATGAGTTTGTAGTAACACCTTATGGTGCTGATGGACCAAGAAGTCCTACAAATCCGTTGCTTATCGATCATGCTGTCCGTGCAAGTACGACACTTAAGTTATATGGTAAGGGCACGCCCAACTATGGTGAAGGTTTCGAGCAGAATATGGTATACATGCTTGAGAACTTTGCTGGTGGATCCGCACCCGTATACCCTATAGAGGGCCAACTTTGGTATAACAACGGTAGCAGCGGAAGCCCTCTGTTGCCAGCGGAAATGTTCGTTTATAATGGAGGGAGTAGTTGGGATGCGGTGATGCTATCAACTGGTACATCTCCAATGACAGGCCCTTTGACACTATCTGGTAATCCAACAAGTAATTTGCATGCAGCTCCGAAACAATACGTTGATTTAGTAGGAACCTCTCTTTCTGCCCACATATCAGATACAACAGTTCACTTGACAAGTGACCAAAATGTTCTTCTTGATGGTTTAAATTTACCAGCATTATCAGCAGCAAACATTAACACTCTAGTAGGGGTAAGTACTGCACAGCCACTACAAACGCAAATTGATAGTAAAATAGGTCGCGCTGGGGACACGATGGATTTAAACGCTGACTTAACATTTAATGGTGGTGAGCCTAGAGGACTTCCATTTACCCCAACAGCTGGTGATGCTGCTGCTTCAAAAAATTATGTCGATAATCAACTTGGTAGTGGAGCAGGTGGTGACGGTGTGCTTACATCAACAGCATGGGTAGCTGGACAAGGAACAGTTGGTAGCGTAAATGATAACATCCTCCAACTAACTGTCACATATCCACATGGCTCTCCTAACTATACAGTTTTTCAAATAGATGGGATATCACGTTATGGCCACGGTCATACTGCTAGTGAAATAACATTCGATAATTCCGTTCTAACTTTATACCCAGCAGACATGCAAGGTGTTGTGGAGTATGTTGATACAGTATTAGATACAAAAGCACCAACAAATAGCCCTACATTTAATGGTGGTGTCACAATCAATGGTATCTTAACACTTAGTCAAAATCCATCAACGGATTATGAAGCAGCTACAAAACAATATGTCGATAGTGTTGTTGGTGGCATTACGCAACCAAACGCTGTTGTTGATATTTCTCGAGAACTGCAATTCACTCCAGGTGGGTCACCACTAAGTAACATATACCAGGTTCCACAATTTGTTGCAGACTCTAATTCTCTCTTTGTTTACATTAACGGTATCAAACAATATTGTAACACATACGGAGGTTACCAAGAAGCAACATTCGACTCAAATATCATATACGTTGATAGTTTATCCGTAACGAGTATGGATAATTCCATTCCATATCATTTTAATCTTACTGTTGATGGTGTTGGTCCTACATTAGTTACAATTCCTGCGTTGTCCTCTATTTCAACGTTTGGTAGTTTTGTGAGCACACTTACGACTAGAATACAAGCAGCTGGATTTAATGCTGGTGCTGAGATTATTAATACATCAACAATAGCAATTCGCTCATACAACTCAGGTAGTACAGCAGCAATCTCAATTACAGATCCAAATACAGGGTCTCCGTTATTGTATAACTATTTGTTCAACATTCCATCACCTGTTTCTATTGTACGGCCTGAATTTGTTGGTGATTTCTCAAATCCTGATTCAGCATTCTGGACACCAGACCATATAGTTATATCTGGAAACGTTACAGCTGATTTTCCTGTCGGTAAACAATTTACCATCAGAAACTCTAGCACTGATTATGGTTCATATGATGGAATTTATACTGTGTATACATCAGGTGCTACATATAGTAGTGGACCAAACGAAACAACTATTCCAGTTGCTATTGCTGATAATTCAGCAATACCTTCGCAACTCCTTACAACATATAGTCCATGGCTTGGATCGCCAGTACCACCTGCACCAGTCGTATCAAATGCTGGAGTTGTTTATTTGACTTACATTGGAGGATTAACTAGTTTGGGAACTCCTTCAGTTGGTATAGATGGAGATTACAGAGAAATTGTGTACGTTGGATCTCCAAGTGTACCTGCACAGGCTGCACCTGGAACATCTTCAACGTGGATCGAATTCAATTATGACATTCCTGCCAATTCGAGAATGGAAGTCAATGTTTTTAACTAATTTATAAGAGATTGCTAAATGGCTAACAAATACACAATTATATTATCTGATGGTGCGACGCAGTTTAATGTATATGACCACGAACAAAACGGCCCCGGAAACATATCTACTGGACGCTTCATTGGGGTTGTTAATTTAACTGGCGGTGCCGGATCAAACTATTTTGAACTTGAAGATGATTTAACTTATCGCTTCGTTGCTGGATTCACTTTTACAGTTTCAGGATCAGGAACTCCATCAGTCAACAATGACGGAACGTATACGGTTGCCCCAGCTGGATCAACTTATAATGCGGTGACAAGAAGAACTTCGATCCCTGTGGTTGAAGCAATTACAACAGCCGGTCTGCCTTATGGTCAAATAACATATTCGATCCCAACAACCGAAGAAGCCACATCTCTGTTAATTCCTGGTCGTGGAACTTTAAATTATGGCGAAAATCACATTAGTAACTTGGTGCATATATTAGAGAATTTCTCTAACACATCAGCTCCAACAAACCCTATAGAAGGTCAACATTGGTTTAATCCTATAGATCGATCGACTAGCACATATAAAGAAATTCCAAATTCCCCAGGAAATTATGAGTGGATACCTGATAATCTAGTATCTCAAGTTACTCACGAACCTACTGGTTTTCCTAACCGCACCGACTCCATTTTTTCTTTTGTGGACGGTACTGGTGTATTCTCTATTCATCCAACAGGCACAAGTTACGATTACTACATTGCAGGCGTAAAATATACTGAAACGGGTACCAAAAACATATCAATATCCGATGTTGAAGGATTGCATTTTGTTTACTTCGATAGCACTCAAACGCTGCAAGAAATAGTATCTTTTGATGTTAACACATTGTTTAGAAATGGTGCTTTTATTGCAGTAATTTACTGGGACGCAACAAATAAACGAGCTGTTTATCTTGGTGAAGAACGTCACAGTATCATCATGGATGGCGATACTCACTATCACCTTCACACAACCTTGGGCACGCAGTACATGTCAGGGTTGGGAATATCAAACATCAATACCGCTGGAACGGGTGCTAATAACACAGATGTTCAATTTGGAGTAGATAATGGCGTTATTCGTGATGAGGACATCATTCTTGATATTGCAACAGGTACCCCTCAAGTACTAACTCCTTATGCTTATATTCCAGTCTTCTATCGTTCTGGAGCAAATGGTGTTTGGAGACTCAAAGATGCAGACGCTTATCCATTAATCTACAATGGAACAGCAGGCTGGGGTGGTGGTAGTCCACAAGCACGTCCACCTTACAACGCATTGGTTGGATCACCAGCGGTATGGAGTTTGGTTGAAGTACCCGAAGGTGATTATCTGTTGATGCATTATCTTGCTACCAACGATGTTAATCATCCAATAATCGGTATTCAAGGTCAGAATTCATATGTTGATATCACGAGCGCTAGAGATGGTGCAAATAACGAATTAAATACACTAACGGGATTACCTTTCCAAGAATTTACGCCAATCGCTTCCATCATATTTCAATGTAGTTCATTCTATACTAATGTACCACACGCAAGAATTCAACCTGCTGCTGGTGGTGATTATGTTGACTGGAGATCAGTAGAAAACTTTGTTGTTGGAGCTGTTCCAACTCAACACGGGAACTTAGGCGGACTATTAAAAGATGATCACCCTCAGTATCTCAACACCACTAGAGGTGATGCTAGGTACTACACACAATCACAAGTTGATCAAGCTATAATTCCTGACTACGATCTTCAAGCAGGAACTGGTACCGCAAGTTATACAACGTCATTTACCTTTAGCTCTCCAACATTGGGAACTGCAACATTGCAGGTTTTTGTTAATGGTGTTAAACAAGTGGAAGGTGGTGCCAAGGCATATGTTTCGACTGCACCAAATACAGTTACATTTAATGCTGGTGCAATTCCAGTGGCAGGTGATGATGTTGAATTCTACGGATTCGGCTAATTGATATATTAAGGACATTATAAGAATGGTTAAAAAGACGTACCCAATTAAATCCGACCAATTAGACGTCGGTACATCTCAAGGTCAAATTCCTGTACTGGGAGCAGGTGGGTCACTACCAGCTGGCATTCCTGTGGATTCATCTAGTGTTACTTACAACAATACAACATCGAAACTAAATGCAACTCAACTGCAGGCACTCGGTGATGAGATGGCTAAACTACACGATAATACGCTTGATCCTACTGGCATCATCACACGTGGTGACAATACGTTAACGTTCGATGATGTTACTCGCACGGTCACGTTGGCTCCAACTGGAACCAGTTTCAGTTATTACATCCACGGCATTGAGTATGTTGTTACTAGTCCTCTCACGCTCGTTATTCCTGACGTCGAAGGAATGTACTTTGTATACATTGACGTTGATGGGGCACTCCATTCAACGTCAATTTTCTCAGTAGACATCATATTAAATTTTGCGTATGTATCTGCAATATATTGGGATGCGACAAACAAAACTGGGGTATATGTGGCTGATGAACGCCATGGGATAACGATGGACGGACAAACTCACATGCACCTTCACTTATCCCTTGGAACACAATACATTTCAGGGTTCGGGTTGAGCAATTTTGTCATTGATGGTAATGGGACACTTGCAACGCAAGCACAATTTGGGGCTGATAACGGTATCATCCGTGACGAAGATCTGCAACACACAATAACAAGTGGAAGTCCACAAACACTATACCCTATAGCGCAAGTTCCAATCATGTGGCGTTCTGGTGCAAATGGTAATTGGAGAATTAAGGCAGCTGACTCATATCCAATTATCTACAGTGGAGATAGCTCTGGGTATGTTGGAGCAAGTGGTCTATTACCATACAACCAGTGGACTGGTACTACGTGGCAACTGACACAATTAGCTGATGCGGATCATGTATTGGTTCACTACTTTGCGACAAACGATATTAACCATCCGTTTGTCGGTATCCATGGTATCAATAAATACGCTACCATAACACTTGCAAGAGCTGGTGCAAATGAAGAATTATCGTCGCTATCAGGCCTACCTTTCCAGGAATTTGTACCAATCGGTACCGTAATATTCCAAACAGATCTAGCGTTCACAAACACCCCTAAAGCTGCAGTAAGATCGACCGATCTTGGCACATCGTACGTGGATTGGAGAAATAGTGCACAATTTTCTTCTGTTGGGATTTTCACTGATCATGGAAATTTGAGTGGTCTTTCTGACGACGATCATATTCAATACCACAACGATGCTCGCGGTGACGCTCGTTACTATACGCAAAGTCAATTAAACACAAGAATCAATCACCCATCAACAGGTGTGTTTTCTGGTGGTAACGTAACGTTGGGGACTGGAACTGGTTCTCCGGTTACAACAAACAAATTTTCAATAGCTGCAGGGGTTGGTTTGATAGTCGATAACGTTACCAATCCTCAAAATCCAACATATCAAGTTGTAAGTTGGCCTGCTTATAATGACGTTACGGTTACAAATATTGCTACCACCGATAAAACTGTCGTAGGTATTACTAGTGCAGGGACTGTATTCCAACAATCAACGAGTGCTTCACCACAAGATCATAGAACGAAAATAGTTTTAGGAACGTTAGCTCACTTTAATCACACAAGCATCGAAGGGATAAGAAGCGACGGTCATCCTGTGTATGATATCAACGCTCGATTTAATGATTTTGGACATTCGGTGGGTGCATTTAACATATCTGGAAACGTGTATGGAGCTGATGGAGCATCACTATCTATAACAAAATCTGCAGGCACGAGTTATCAGGTTGGTTCAAACTTTATAGTTGATGCATACTCTCCAGATATTACAACAGATCCTGCTGCGTCCCCTGTTAATTTCAGATACAGTTATCGAAATGGGTCAGGTGGGTATACGGAAACAACATCTACAACATTGATCGATCCAGGCCATTATGACAATGGGACTGGCACACTCGCAACTGTGTCCACAAACTCATGGACCGCTCAAATAATATCATATTTCCCTGGGGCAGACCAACACCGTATACAATATGGACAAAAAGTCTTTGCGTCTTCATCAGATGCTTTAGCTGCCGTACCATACATATCGCATCAACACAATCCAATATTATATGAAGAAGGCATTATTAGAGGGTATTTGATTGTACGTGGGAATGCCACGAATCTGACGTTGACAACAGATGCTGTCTTCGTCGAAGCTGCAAAGTTCTCGGGCGCTGGCGGAACGATACCACCACTGACAGGTCACGCGTATGACTTACAAACGGCTGGTGCAAGCCAATCTATATTCACAACTGCATTCACATTTGCTCCAACTGCAAACGGTCGAACCTATTTGTCAGTGTACGTCAATCGAACAAAGCAGATAGAAGGAGGTAGTTACGACTATACAGTGACAGGAACAAACCAAATAACGTTTGTCACCCCTCTGACCGGTGGAGAAGTTGTCGAATTTTATGGGTTGTGATATAATGGAGATATAACAACCCCCTACGTGGCTCATACCTTATGGATATTGATATTGATTTGCCAACAACGTTTGATCCAATCAATCACTTTAACAACATTGTAAATGCGTCGATGGTTAAAGATGGCGATTTAAAGAAACATCCTGTTGGCGTATATTTCCAAACAATGCCAACAGATGCAAAAACTGGTTTAGCAGCAATTCCTTATGACAAAGCAGAGGAATTAGGATTCTTTAAGATTGATTTTCTGCATTTATCGTTGTTGGATTATTTTGAAAGCAAAAATGAAATTCGGACATTAATTAAAGTTGAACCTGATTGGCTATTGTTACAAAGTGCATCTGTCGTTCAGCATTTGTTTCAAATTCATCGTCATTATGAAGTTGTAGCTCGTGTTAGGCCAACTTCTATACAAGAGTTAGCTGATTGCATAGCTCTAATAAGACCAGCCAAGCGCAGTCTTATGGAGGCATATTTGAAAGATCGTAAAAACACGAGACCTCATCTATATGCCAAACCAGCCGACGGCAAATATTACTTTAAGAAGGGACACGCAATCGCATATGCCCTCAACATTGTATTGCAACTTCACTTAATTAAAAGTGGAATAATTGACATAGAACATAAATAATAGCATGTCATCAATAATCGAAAAAGAGATTCTCACCACAGTGCATCTTTCTGATGCTCAACGTATAGTATTGACCAAAATATTATCATCCCCAACGCCCCAAGTTGCTTATGAATCAATTTCAGCTACCCGTAATTTGGTTGCAGCAAGGAATTTGATGGCAAAATTGGGATTGATATTGGTGACAGATAATACAGCAGCTATAACTCAGCCAGGCCGTGAAGTTGCAAAGGATGAAGCTCTAATCGATGATACGGGGAAATTAACGGATGAGGGTGAACGTTATGCCCAAGCAGATCGCCTATCTGACTTGAAGCCTGAAACAGATAATGAACCTACATCAACTGATGGCAACTTAGCAGCTCCACCAATGGAATCTACTAAGTTGATACAGGGAATAAACGCTGAGTTGAAATACTTAAGAGAAGTGATTAAAAAAGTCACACCTTAAGTTTGTTGTATTTGATATCGACGCCAACAGGAACTGGTTTTCTCTTCCGACGTTTAACACTCTGAACACTGTCCATTTCAAATCTTGGTAAAGGTCCAATGATTCGAGTTATGAATTCTGTGCTAAACGTCTTATAAATTGCAGACACGTCATTCGATAGTCCCAGACGAGAAAACTCAAACGATAAAGGATATACAGATCGTTTTTCATCGAACCAGTTTAATGCAACACGAATGACCAACTCTTCGTCTACTTGTGTCGGACCACATAAATCAAGTACGTATGCTCGAACAGTTTTATCATTAGCATTATCAATGATTGCTAATATTGGATTTTCTCTATACTGTATTAGCGTGATAAACGGATATCCCGAATAATCACTTGGATGTTCTTCTACAATTAGTGGAATCGGATTCCCACGAATTCTTTTCTTTTCTACCATTATTACCTCATTTGTGGACGCCTACAGAGAATATATATCAATATGAAATTGCAAGACCAAAGTTTAGGTAACCATAAATACCTTATCACAGAGGAAACCCTATGACAAAATTACGGTTCAAACACTATATCAAGCAGTTAGATGATAAAATGTTATCAAAAACACGAAAGCGACTAAACGCAAAATCTCCAAAAAAGCGAATGTTTGGGGAAATTGAGGAAGGTCAAGGTGAACTCGACATATCCGAAGACACGCTCCAAGAGTTTTTGAGTGGGATCGTTCGTCATGGCGAAGAAGAACAAGAAACTACCACTACAGGAAACAAAATCGATCTCGCTCGACAGCTTTTCCAGACACTAATTAATAGACCTGACATGAACCGTCAGTCTATAATTCAGCACTTTGTTGATCGAGTTGGAGTGACACACTCAACTGCCGTGTCTTATTATGAAAGATTGGCAAAAGAAGCAGGTCTAACAAGAACGGACGACAAGGAAGATTTGGGACAGAGTATTGATATGACTGCTGGCACAAAAACTCCTCCTTCAACAGCACCCATTAAAGAATTGCCAGCTGATACCCACGCCGAACTGACTGATGAGATTGGTGAGCCAAGTAACGAAGAACGCACTGGTGTAATTCGTACAGTTAAGGATGCTCATCTGATATACAAAAAAAGATCAGAGGATGGCACATTTGAAGAGTTGTGGATATACAACGTAAGTGATAATATGCGAGACGAGTTAAAGATCCGCCGCGACATTCTAGCTGGCACAGACATACCTAAGCACAAAACGAAGTCTCCAGATGGTTCTCAATCGTATAGCATCAGTACTGTTGGTAATGCTCAATACGTTCACATTAAGGGTCTTCCAAACTAGTTGACTTGACACACAAATTCCAGTATTATGACCACATAACGAGGTCAAATATGGAAAATAAAAATAAGAAAGATGTTAAGGGGCCGATATCAGTAACAGATGACATTACCCCAATAACACACCAACCAGTAAATCAAATCACCGCCAATGAATGGAGCGCACTTTCTCTCACAGAACTGTGGGAACAGCGCGTTACGCTTGATAATAGGCTTAACTACGCTCTCCAACTTGGCCACTCCGAATTAATTAAGCAACTACAACGAGGGCTATCACAGCTTGATGAAATCATCAAACAGCGCTCATCAACTTCTGACGACTCAGGATTAATATGAGCACTGTATCTGACGCTATACGAGCCGAACTCATTGAAAAAATTGAACTGTCACGACAGTATAACACCAAGATTCAAGAAGCAAAGACTTCAACAAAGAAAAAATACTATTTGCAAAAACTCAAAGCGAATAATAACTTGGTCAGCGAAATGTTATTAACATTAGATAAAATTGGTAAGGGGAAGAAAGAATGACTGCCTCCTTTTTAACTAAAAGTGGTGAGCTCAAAAAGAGAGCTGTGGGTAACGATACCATATCAGATATGATCATTCTTGGAGCAAGCGAAGACGAAGAAGAATGGTCGCCGATTGAAGTAGTAACATTAAAACAACACGCAAGAGACCAAGCAACCACGATTGCTTGGAATGATCTATCAGTAACACCAACCACTGCTGATGCAAGAATAGACACAATTGCTAGGGCACAATTTCATACTCTTCAAGAATTTGTACAGGTACTCGACGACAAAATTCTTATTGGAGTAAATTGTGATACCGTAGACGACAACGCAATTGATAAGGCGATGTTGATGTTAATTGACGTTCCTGACTTTACAGCTGGAACATATTTGACTTTTGGTGATAAAATACAAGTACTATGAATATATTGCAACCTATTAAAGAAAACTTCTCAGATGAAATTGCGCTACTAACTACAATTCAAACAAAATTTCCATCTGCTATTATTGCAGGAGGTGCGGTCCGTGATTTATTATTGAACCGACCTCGAAAAGATATTGATATTTTTGTCCACGAGAGTGATGCTGAACAAAGTTTACTTAGCGCATCACTCTTACAAGATATGTTAAAAGATCACTTGCCAGATCAACTGCCGACTAGTGACTTAAATCCATTCATGCCAAAGTCTCAAAGCATGAATATGGCTACACAACGGAGAGCACCAATTTTTCGCAAATGCACTTCATTCACGGATGATGATATTGCCGCAAATAGCGTAATAGTGGATGTATTTGGTGGTACAACTTCAAGAAATGTGGACTTTGACATTATTGTAACCAGTTGTTCTCCAAAAACTTACGTGCAAGAGTATTTTGATATTGGTCTTTGTAAGGTATTTTTTGATGGCAAATCGTGGACTTGTCATAGCGATTTCGTGGATGATTACAGAAACAATACGATAACGGTATGTGGAGCTCATATGGGTGCTCAGGAAATTACACGTAGTGTGACAGGTCATGCAAAACGCGTACAGGCAAAGTATCCAAACCTTACAATTGCTCTCTCTCCACGCAACCAGAAAATTCTTGACAATGCTAAACCACCTACAGGTCTGATTAACCCATGCTAGTAGCAATATCAGGAAGTCAAGGAAGTGGAAAATCAACCATCCTTACGTGTATAAGTGAGATGGGATATAATACTGTAACAAGAAAAACTTCAAGATCAATTTTGGCAGATTGGGGAGTTTCGTTGCAGGAAGTGAATAACAATTCTGAATTAACGTTGCGGTTTCAAGAAGAAATAACAAAACGCAAATATAAAGATGAAGCGCAGTACGCTAAGTCCAATGAGTTGTGGTTCACAGAACGCACTCACGCAGACTTGATGACTTACGCACTTGTTTCGTTAGGAAAGGATAACGTTCATAGTGATTGGCTTAACGAGTATTATGTTACGTGTATGAAGCACAACCAAGCGTATGACTTAGCATTTTACCTACGAGCCGGACACTTTACTCCAGTACATGATGGTGTGCGTGGGTCAAATCATCACTATAGTCGAATGGTAGACCTAACAATGCTTGACATGACACAACAAATGGTGCATAATAGTAAATTAACTGTCGTTGAAACGCCAGATCTGGAACAAAGAGTAAACATTATTACTCTTCAAGCAGAATCATTATTAAACAAATAACAAGAGGAAAAAAAATGTCGGGACACTGCAACTGTGACAATTGCGAAAGTACTGCCGTAACTGAAACGGGGACTGAGCACCAAGCACCAACTGGTGAATACAACTATACCGATTACTCTGAAAAAATGACTGATCTCGTTTTTTCCTATGACAAAGATTTCTATCCATTGGATAGCGATCTTCCAGATCCACAAGTAGATCCTATTATTCCAGGAGCAAAGGTACCCCTACAGAAGGTAGGTATTGCTCCAGTAGATCTACCCATTCGTGTAAAGCGTCGAGATGGGGACGATCAAATTCTCCAAGCTCAAGCGTCTTTGTATTGTTCTCTTGATGATGAGAATGCTAAAGGATTAAACCTTAGTCGTCTTTACATTCTTATGCACAATACAATTAAGGACCACCTCACTGTAGATGGAATTAAATCAGCTCTACAGGAGATGGCTACAAAACAAGGTAGCAATAGCGCATTCTGCAAGCTGAGATTTAAGTATCCTTGGGTGCAAAAAGCGTTACGCACGCGTATGCCCTTAACACAAGAAGATACCGACTCTGGAGCATTCATAACTCTTGATGATGGTAATAAGATCAGCCTTAGGAAGATGGAAGGTCATATTGCTTATAATGTAACTCTTGAGGGACGATATCAACGCGACTCCGTTAAACCGTATACCTTCTATCTGACAGTTGAGTACGTATACAGTTCGACCTGTCCATGTAGTTTTGAGTTGGCACACAATGCCAAAGAAAAACGTGATGCAGCAGCCAACGCTCATAGCCAGCGTAGTATTATGAAAACTACTGTCGAATTTGATCCTAACAACGTTGTGTGGATCGAAGATCTGGTAGAACTGCACCGCGAAAAGATTCCAACGGAAGTTCAGGTCATTGTAAAGCGACGTGATGAACAAGCATTCGCTGAGTTGAATGGTTCCAATCTGCTATTCTCTGAGGATGCTGTGAGACTGATGTTTGGTGCTTTGAATGAGTGGTACGATGATGGAAAGATCTATGACTTCTGTGTTGTCACTAGCCACGAAGAAAGTCTACATCCTTGGAACGCAATTGCAATGGCTTGGAAACATAGCGACATTACGCCCAAGTAATACTTGGGCTCATATAACACAACAAAAAGGAAAGAAAAATGGCTACAATAGAACAAAGAGTGCTGACAATCGGTCCCAATAATGGGGTGCGAGTTTATAAATCAATTCGTGCAACCAGTAGAGCCCTGAGTGGGACTGGGTCCGATGATATGCGATCTACCATTTCTCGTCGGTTGAGTGAAGGTGGTGGTTATATTGGTGATGTGTTCATTACATCTGCAACCAAATATTAACACAAGACAAAGGCCCTTCGGGGCCTTTTTTCATCGTCATATATACCTATATGATGAATACCAAAAAAGAAATATACTTTAGCATCGCTGAAAAAGAGATCATTAATTGGATGGTGAATCAAGCTGGAACCACTCAAATTGAAGCTGTTGAGCATGTCATCTCACAAAAACGAGAACTTGCGTATATTCATGGCCAAAGAGGCAATTTAGCACTTCAACGGCAACTCCTCAAAGAAATTAATGAGTGGGACGACCAGGCTGAACAAGACTATCAAAATATCGCTCAAAAAGAACAAAAAATATACGTCCCAGGTTGACTTTATTCGTGGGTTCGGGTATAGTTAGTAAATACCTTAGCAAATTACTAACTTATTAGGAGGCAGTATGTTTCACCCCATTGAAATCCCATTCGAATCAAAAATGTTGTTCAACGTCGTCAAGCTCAAAGAAGGCGTATCTATGGATGATGTAGAACTTGTCCTTGGCGAGATGTGTAACACAGTAAAGAACACATATGGCAATGACGCAGGTGGCTTTATCGCAGGTCAGGTTTTCAAATATGCTGGTTTTATTTCCGACGAAGGATCTGTCAATCAACCCAGCGATGAAACCGAAAACCATATCGCGATCGTCACTTACTGGAAGTCCTTCGAACAGCATGAAGTATCTCATGCAGATGCTGTGTTCCTGGACAAGTTTTCGGCGCTGGCGGAACTGTGCGAAAATACGTACGAAATTGGGTATGACTTGTTGTGGCAAGGCGTCCCTGAATAAATTACACTTTGGAGGCCCTGTGCCTCCAACCATTTTAATGTGAGGCAATTAGTGAAAACGTTAATTGGAACGGTTACAATCATAACAGTTGAAGATGAAAACTATATAGAAGATGTGTACAGAGATCTAACAGAACTAAGACGTGAATTTATTCATCCTCATGGGGTACTATCTGAAATTAGTAAGCAAAAACAAAAAGATCTTGTTGATGAAGGTTACCATATCCAATCAGTTTGCATTGACCCAACGGAATTAATTTGGTAAAATATTCTTCGAATAATCATTCGGAGAACAAGATGTGTGAAGTCATAGAAACTGGATTCAAAATCAGACGTCGCAGTGACGGTCTCTTTTCAACTGGTGGCATGTATCCGAAGTTTAACACGAAAGGGAAACTTTGGCGACAGCGAAATTTTCTGACAAATCACCTCCATGTAGTATCATCCTTGAGCGTATACGACGATTGTGATGTTGTAATCGTTGAAGTGAGAGTACAAGATACTTCTCAGACTGTTGAAGAGTTCTGTGCGTCTGCCAGGCAGACCAAAAAAGATAAAGAACTCTCCGCAAAAAAGGCCATGGAGGACAAACGAAAAGAGGAACGGCGAGTCTTATACAAGACACTTCAAAAAGAATTTGGTTAATTTGTAGTTGACCATTGACATCCAACTCCTATTGTTGTAGTATATGAATATAACTATAACAATAGGAGTTTTTCTTTTTATGGTAAAAGAAGTATTCTGCACACTTCAAATAGAAGGTACACACAACTGGCCTTCCTGCCCCTTTGACGAAGTAGCTTATCTTCGTGATCCACACAGACACGTATTTCATATTAAAGCTCATAAACCCGTATTTCATGACGATCGTGACGTTGAGTTTATTATGCTCAAACACAAGATTCAAAAATTTTTGATTGGAAAATATTGGTCAGGCTACACACCTCGAGAAGAATTTTCAGGAACAGCTGTTTGTGAATTTGGTTCCATGTCTTGTGAGATGATAGCACAAGAACTTATCGAAGTATTTGACCTTTCTCGTTGTGAAGTATCCGAAGATAATGAGAATGGCGCCATCGTAACGAACGTTACCGACTAGGAAAAATATATGGCCAACGAATTGCTGCTCACAGGGAAACTGCTCGAGTGTAACGTGGTTCTTCCGACAGGAAGAATGTACTCCAAAAAAGAGATGGTAGACGTAATCCACCAATTCAAAGTCGAAATTAGCAACGCGCCTAAATTTGGTACAATTTCCAACGATGCTAGCGCTGTGGTGGGCGTGCAAAACATATCTCATCGTATAGTTGATGTGTACATGGAAGGGAATAGTGTATACTGCACAATATCTGTCCTGGATACTCCCAAAGGCAATTTCGTGTCTTCTTTATTTGATGCCAACGTGCCAATGAAGTTGTTGCCAATGGTGTTCGGCAAAATAGAAGAGAAATCAGGAATACAAAAAGTCACACCAATGTCAATTGCAAGCATCAACGTATCGCAAACTGATGATGACAGTAACGAATTAATCAAATTAGAGAACTAGTATGACGTCTTACAAACCAACAATCCCAATGAATGAACCACAGTTTTGTTTTATTGCACCAATCGAATATCTAGATTTCGTACCACAAGAATCTCGTGCGCACCTTGTGTTGGCACATCTTGTTGATTCCAGTGAAACCTACGCCAGCTTTTATAAGAAGCGTTCGGAGGATGGTGATTACATCATGATGGACAACTCAGCGTATGAGTTAAAAGAACCATACAGTCCTGACAAACTACTGGAGTTGGCTAATAAGTGTGGAGCAGTTGCCATTGTTCTTCCTGACTATCCATTCCAACCATGTGAAGTGACTATTGAGGCAGCCGAGAAATTCATTCCACAGTTCAAGGAAGAAGGTTACGATACGTTCTTTGTTCCCCAGTCAGAGAAAGGCAATTTGGATGATTGGCTAGAAGGATACAAGTACGCATCACAACATCCAGACATTGACATCATCGGCATGTCGATTCTTGGAATCCCAAATGCGATTCCCCATATTGATCCAGCTTTTAGTCGTGTAGTAATGACTCAAATGCTCAAAGATCGCAACATGCTATCAAACATTAAACGTCATCATTACTTGGGACTGAATTCAGGACCAAAACTTGAGATCCCTTCACTGTTACGCATGGGAGTATTGGACACGATTGACTCGTCAGGACCAGTTTGGGCAGGAATTGTAGGTCACCAATATACCAACGAAGCAGACAGTCTTCAGATGGTATCAAAGATTAAGTTGCCGGTGAACTTTGAATTGCCAGGCAGCAAAGATGAGATGACACACGAACGTATTAAACACAACATCAAGATGACTCAAGAATTGTTTGATCCTGAATTTTGGAACAGGGGTTCGGTTTGGTACGCGGAAGAGTGACTCTAGACTACATGGATCTGGAAAATTTTCCAGATGAACTCAGAGGAGTATTGGTGGGGCCTAATATTCCACCAACGCCTCGTGAGTGTGCCGCTTTAACACCACATTGGAAAGATTGTATCAAGTTGGACGATAGAAAAATTTTCGTGTGGCTGGAAGGAATGTATACATCACAACTAGACAACGCTTGGTATCAGTGCGACGACAAAGAAGAAAAAGAAGAACTTCGGTTACAGATACTAGAAAAAAGACAAGAGTGGTTACAGTTCTGGCTGAAAAACATTTACCACGAACAATAATAACAAAGGAAAAAAATGTTTATAAATCCAAAGATAGCAATTGAGAATGGATGGATTATTCCACCTTCTGACAATTTTGATTGGGAAAAATATGTTCAACCAAATGCAATAGACTTTACGATCGATAGCTTGTTTACAATCAACGACAAAGTATCATTCATTATTAGCGAATCAGGTAAACAAATGCGCAAAGGTGAACCCGTTGTGGCAAATCAGTTTGAAGATGGTTTATCATATTGGATGTTAGAATCCAATTCTGTTTATGACTTTATGTCAAACTTTTATGTTAACTTGCCTGATGGTGTTGCTTGTGAAATGATTGTTCGTAGCACATTTAATCGCAACGGAATCTTCCTCACAAGTGGATTATACGATAGTGGATTCAAAGGTAATATAGCTGGAGCACTGCATAACCGTAGTGGTGTTGCATATATCTCTCCAGGCACACGTGTTGGCCAAATTAAATTCATTGCATCTGATAGCGAAGGCTCATATGCAGGCCAATACAACACAGAAAATGGCCAGCACTGGTCAGATGCAATTAAAAATAAGGAAGATAAATGATTTTTGAAACTATGGCGGCAGCATTCGTAATCACGAGTGGGTGGTTTTGGGTTGGTACGGTACTAACGTTTTTGATTATTTTAGCATTGTCAGAAAATGATCACAATTGGCTAGCTGGTATCTTTGCAGGTGGTTTTGTGTATGTAGTAACCACAACAAATCCAACGTTGTTTGATTGGAGTTGGTCATCGATTATTTTTGTGTCACTACTGTATGTTGTTATTGGCTGTTTATGGTCACTAGCCAAATGGTTCTTCTATGTACGTAGCTATGCAGAAGCTTTTAAGGAATATAAACTACGGTGGATTCGTAAGTATAACAAACAGCATCCCAATTCACCTATTGCCGAAGATGCAAGTGTACGGCTTTCACAAGTTTGTGATGACAATTTATCAAACTTCCATAGCTTTATGAGAGCACATGCGCATCAAGGTAAACTAATGACATCCAATCTGCCAAGGTGGACAAACGAAAAGGATAGAATCGTTCCGTGGATAATGTTTTGGCCAACCTCTTTTGTGTGGACAATGTTAAATGAGCCTACTGTTCGAATGGCCAAAGCAGCATACCAATCAATGGGCAAACTTTTTGATTCTATTACCAAATCTGTTAACTTGAGCGTTGGCGTTTCCGATGAATAATATTTTTGATCGAATCAATTATGGATTTCGTCCAGGTGAGGTGGTAGTCTTTATGGCTACCACCAAACCAAAAAACAAAAATTAAAAAAGAAGGCGCGTATGAGCTCACCAAAAGACAAACCAAGAGGGTACTTTAAGTACCTCTTGACAATTGATTGTGAGACCACAGGTCTCAACTTCGAGACAGACGACCCATCTGATGGACAACAGACGGTATCGTGGGGAGTAATTGTAGCTGATGCTACTACTCTTAAACCAGTCGAAGACTTATATGTTGAAATCAAATGGAACGAAGAAAGTATTCGGAAACGAGAAGAAGATCCATCGTTTGGTAAAAAAGCTGAAAAAATTCACGGACTGACACAAGATTATCTTGAACAAAATGGTGTAACAGAAGAAGAGGCCGTCACTCAAATTGCTAACCTAATCCTAAAATATTGGGGACCAACTGTGAGCGTCAGAACGTTAGGACATAATGTTCACACTTTCGATATGCCATTTTTGCGATCCATGTTCCGTCGAGTTGGAATTGAATTGAAATTCGGGAATCGACACTACGATACAAACAGCCTTGGGTTTATGGTTTATGAAACGTTCAATTCTGATGATCTCTTTTCAATTATTGGCTTTGACGAACGTGGACAACATAACGCACTCGAGGATGCACACATGGCTCTTAAATCTGCTCGTGTAACTCGAAAGTTGTTCAAGGGGATGTTTGAAGGAGACACTAAATGAAACCATCAGTATACTTAGCAGGTACAATAACAGGCAGTTCTTTCACTGAAGCTACAGGTTGGCGAGAAGACGTTACCCAAATCCTCGAAGCAAGTGGGATTGCATGCTTCTCTCCACTACGTACCAAGACTTACCTTCTCGAAGAAACCTGTATTGCTGACTCATATGAAGAAAAGGTGATGTCATCGCAACGTGGCATTTACGCAAGAGATTTTTATGATTGTAGATCCAAAGATGCAGTATTTGTTAATCTTCTTGGGGCAACGAAAGTTAGTATTGGTACTGTAATGGAAATTGCTTGGGCGACAGCGTATAGCAAACCTATTGTGTTAGTAATGGAAAAGGAAGGAAATCTACATGATCACGCGATGATTCGAGAAGCCTGCCCATTTATAGTACACTCTCTCGAAGAAGGCATTCACATAATGAAATCAATTTTACTACCGTTAGGACACTGATATGGGAACACGCAAACAGGGATACAAGCGGATTCGGAGTGTAGCAGGTGATCTTTTACTATCACCATATGAAGATTATTCAAATAATAGAACTATGTTGAGATTTAAATGTCTTGGTTGTGATCAAGTATTCGAGACAACATCCTATCTATACCAAAAAAGCGAAGACGGAAAACGTTGTGTGTCGTGTAAACGAAGAAACGTGGTCACCGACAATGATACTCGGGAGGAGTTTATATCGCGATGCGAAGAGGTTCATGGAAAGTATTATAACTATTCACAGTTGCCACATACATTCTCTAAAACCGAAAAAGTAACTATAATTTGTCCTAAACATGGCAAGTTCACTCAAACGCCAGACGTTCATCTACGCGGAAGTGGCTGCCCAAAATGTAAGGTTGAAAAGGTAACACAAGTAACGAGATCAAACAAAACAGATTTTATTTTTAAAGCAAATAAAATACATGATTTTAAGTTCAATTATACCAATGTAACATATGTTAATGCAATAACGCCTGTAACTATAATTTGTCCTAAACATGGCAAGTTCACTCAAACGCCAGACGTTCATCTACGCGGAAGTGGCTGCCCAAAATGCTATTCAAGCTCTCAAATAAGAACTATCCAACAAACGTTAGATAATCATAATATTTTATATGTAAGCGAAAAAACTTTTGCAGGATGTATTGGTATTGGGGGCAAACTATTGCGTTTTGACATATACATTCCCGAATTTAACACCTGTATCGAGTACGATGGACCTCACCATTATCGGCCAACAATATATGGTGGTTATACAATTGAGCAGGCTACTAATAATTTCAAAAAACAAAAACAAAATGATACTATTAAAAATGACTTTTGTACCAATAACCACATAGATCTTATACGCATACCATACACACAGAATCATCCTGATGCTACAGTACTTAAATATTTAAATACAAAGCAACCTGAAAGGTTTATGTATACATGGGATGATTTATCAGTGGATGTTAAGAAGATTATTAATTACATCATGTCATTTGACTATGAAAGATTCGCGGTGTATGGTATCAAACGTGGGGGGATACCTTTTGCTATTCCTGTATCGTATCATTTTGAAAATCAATGTGAGCTAGGAATAGTGACGTATCAAAGATACGATAATAATGATACAAAAGTATCACATGATATCAACCACTCAACCAAAGATATACCTATTTTTGTAATTGATGATCTAATCAGTTCTGGTGAAACTATGAGTAAAGTAGTCAAGTCGCTACAACACAAATACAAAAAAGCAAAGATACATCCTATTGTAATATTCGGAGACGAGAATGAAGAAGGTATCTTTTTTATTCGAGCTCATCCAAAGCAATGGATTGTTTTTCCTTATGAAGCGGAATAGGATCACAATGGAACAAATTATAAGCTATAATTGTTGACTCCTATTACCCTCTTATGATATAATTATACTATGTAAAATTTAACTTTTGAATAGGACAACCGTTATGAATAAAGCTAAAACATTAACTTGGAATGATCGAATCGCGTTGATTGAACATTATAAACCTGATGACAATACTATTTGTCAAGTGTTTGGTGTAACGCCAAATGAGTTGGTTGCTGCACGCCACATGGAAGGAAACGGTACGCTTGTGCCAACGCCCAATATCGATTATGCTTCATACAAGCATCTATTTGTAACCGCCACGTCATCCACAAAAGATGTTCCAAAAGAATCTTCTGCCACTTCAGTGAAAGTAGAACCTGGAGGCAAACCAGAAACTGCAACGAAGAAGTCAAAAACTCCTCAGAAGCGTGGAAGAAAAGGTGATAAAATCACAAAAGCGTTTGAAGCTATTCCCGAAATCCCAGTTGATGCAGAAACGTTTGCAGAGACTCATTCTGTTTCTTTAGCTGTATTGCGTCAAAGCAAACGATTTGACAAGACCAATATCAATGGTAGTGTTAAAGTTAAAAAAGACAAAGAGTCGGGCAAGTTGATGATCTGGCGCGAAGCATTGAACGAAGAATGAGGTCATAATGGAACGAACCGAAAAAAAATATACCTATAGCGAAATCTTTCATTCATTTCAAGGTGAAGGAACATATACTGGCCGCAACACTGCATGGATTAGATTCTTTCTGTGCAACCTCCAGTGTTCAGGATTCGGACAGAAAGATCCAACAGATCCGTCTACCTATATCTTGCCCTATAAAGATTTGGATGTTAGTAAGTACACTAATATTGAAGACCTTCCTGTCTTTGAGTATGGCTGCGATTCGAGCTATACTTGGGCCAAGAAATATAAACACCTAGCAAAAAAAGCGTCGGCGTTTGAAATATGTGATAGGATTCAGGCCGTTTTAGCCCACGAGACTAATCCGGGCGGATTATTTTTGCATCCTATATCAAGACAGCATACTAATTTAGCATTTACTGGCGGCGAGCCGATGTTAAATCAAGAAGCGATGGAATCGATTATCATCGAATTTGCTGAACGTCACAACTCTCCTCTCTACGTCACGGTAGAAACAAATGGAACTATTGATATTGCAAATCCTGAATTGCAGACAATCATTGAAGAGTGGTATGCTGATGAAGGAGCAGAGTGGTTTTGGTCCGTAAGTCCTAAGCTATTCTCGACGAGCGGCGAACTGGCTAAAAAAGCTATTCGTCCCGAAGTCGTCAGCATGTATGCCAATATGAGTAATCACGGACACTTGAAGTATGTTGTAAACGGAACAAATCAAAGTTGGGATGAAGTTGAACAAGCAACTGAAGCATTTCGTAAAGAAGGTGTCGGTTGGGACGTCTACATTATGCCAGTTGGAGCAACGAAAGAGCAGCAAGAAGATGAACAAATTGCTGAAATTGCAATGGAAGCTATGAAACGTGGATATCATGTATCTGGACGATTGCATTGCTACATTTTCGGAAATAAAATCGGCACGTAATTTGTCTTGACATACTACCCTTAATCCAATACAATACCCTCTCTGGAAAAAATCCTTTGAGGGTATTTTTATGTTACGTAAAATTATTACTGTACTGTTGTTTGTAGTTGCAACAAACGTTTTTGCATCGCCGTTGTATACTATCGGTGTCAAAGAAGCTAAACCCTTTTCATATAAAGAGAATGGCCAATGGAAAGGAATCAGCATTAATTTGATCAGACTGCTATCCGAGGACATGGGCTTCAGATATAAATTCGTGGAAGACAAAACAGTCGATCAGTTAATTGGTGATACGGAAAACCATGCAACTGACTTTTCTATAGCTGCGGTATCGACGACAGCTGCCCGCGAAAAGGTTGTTGATTTTTCGCATCCTTATTTCTCCACATCAATGGGAATTCTGTCTTATGGGAAACCACCTTGGTATGAAACTGTCTGGTGGATCGCAAAACGGCTACTAATAACGTTGGTGATCTTTATCGTCGGACTGTACATTGTTGGAGCCTTGGCTGACAAAATTGATGGCGATGAGAATATACGCAATCCGCACGAAGGTGCTTGGTGGGCATTGGTAACCTTTACTACGACAGGTTATGGTGACTACGTTCCAAAGACGGGCAAAGGAAAAATATTCGCATCTATTTGGATGGTCGCTAGTCTGATATTGTTGTCAACATTTACAGGTTATTTGGCGTCAGCGATGACGATTAAACAAATGTCCACAGCGCCTATCACTCTTGGTAACCTTTATTCGTCTTCCGTTGTTACGGTTAAAGGTACCACTAGTCAACGATTGTTAGATAATCTTGGTATTAAGTATCATTCTGTGCAAACAGCAGATGAAGCTGTCGATTTGGTAATGAAACGACGGGTGAGAGCGTTTGCATATGATAGTGCGTTGCTCCAATATTATGCGAACACCAACGGTAATTTGTCGATGGTAACCGTTGATGCGAATAATGAAAATTATGCTATCGTTTTTCCTCAAGGGTCACAGTTGACAGAACAGTTTAATGTCGGTATACTTAGGGTCATGACGTCACCGAAGTGGAAAGATGTACGTCACGAATATTTTGTTCAATAACCAAACAAGGAGATGACAAGTGTCATTTAAATCAAGTATTAAGAAAATCGCCTTATTGGCCACTATCGTTGCAATCGCAGCACCCATGGCATATGCGCCTGTTGCAGATGCAAAGAGTTTTGGTGGAGGCCGTAGCTTTTCTTCTTCCTCGTTCAGCCGTAGCTCTTCCTATTCATCTCGATCGAGTGGAAGCTTCTGGGGGAGCAGCAAGAAGTCTTCGTCCTACTCGTCTGCAAAAACGTATACTTCCAGCAAGCCGGTCCAGAAGAAATCTACTTCCGTTAAGCCAGTTTCATCTGCCAAGAGTTCGAAGTTTGGAGCGTCCAAACCGAAGTCCTTCCAACACGTTGGAACGGGCTACCAAACTGCGTCAGCGAAGTACTCTCTGAAAGCTCAACGAGCTAAGTTCAAGAAGCCAGCGTACACTTCAACTGCGGGGTCGAAAGTTAATCGTAGCTTTGCCTACAAGAAGACTTACAGCTCCAATCCTGTTTACGCATCGGCGAGACACAGCAACCGTAGTACCTATTTCGATCGCCGTCATCGTTACTACAGCAGCTATCATGTGCCGACCTACGTATACAATGTGTCGCCGTCCTATGGTTTGTGGGATACTATCTTCCTGTACAGCATGTTAAATAATATGTCGAACGCATCAACTTTTGCATATAACCATCAGCATGATGCAGACTATATGGCATGGAGACGTGAAGCTGAGCGTCAAGCTCAAACCAACGCCGACCTTCGAGCTGAACTTGCCTCTTTGGATTCGAAGATATCCAAGATGAGTGGACCTGTAAATCCTAACTACCTGCCTAAAGGTGTTGATGCTGACATCGCTCTGTCTCAGGAAGCTCTCGCTTCCCAGAAGCCCACTTTGCGAGTGTGTGTTGGAAGTAAATCTGGAGCATACTACCGCGTCACAAGTCTGCTTCAACAAGGCCAAAATTCAGTGAACGTTGATATTATCACCACTGAAGGTTCACTGGATACGATTGATGCTATTGCCGACGGCAAGTGCGATGGTGGATTTGTTCAAAGCAACAGTTACTGGAACTACGTTGAGACTAAGCAGAGTGCCAACCTTCCATTCACACGTATGTTCTCACCCTTCAAAGAGACTGTACACCTCGTATGCAATGCTCGAAGTGGCATCAAAAATGTAGATGATCTGGACTCCGATAACCATGTGTACTTCCCACAGAAATCTGGAGCCGCATCAACCTGGGCAGATTTCGTTGCTGATGATAGTGACTACCGTGATGTGCAAACTTCTCTGACCAATCCTGCTCTTAAGGTTGGATCTACCGAAGAAGCATTCCTAAAGGCTGGTCAGGATAAGAATGGTTGTGCAATGTATGTTGTAGCTGCAGGAGCAACTTCTATCATGCGTAATACTGACAACGGTGCCAAAGCTAGCAATCTTGTGTTGGTTAATGTGAAGGAAGATGGTGTCACTGACACGACTGATCCGTCTGGTGCCCATGTGTATTCAACTACGGAACTGAACAAGAAAACGTATCCTAACCTTCTTCGCAAAGCTGGTTGGTTCGGTCTGTTCTCTGGTAATGTCAACACTCTGAAAGTCAACGCTGATTTTATTATCAGCGATGCTTGGAAGGACAAGAACAAAGATGCATATCCTGAAATGGCAAATGTGTTTGTAGGAATGACTCCTACCATTCACAAGACTGTTCACCAGTAAGAGAGGCCAGTCCAATGTGGAATTACATCAAACGTAAAATTGGACTGGGTGGTGCGGACAAGGATGTCCCAGCCTCCGAACAGTTCTATTCGCCTCTACGAATCGCTCTGCATAGTACAATCGGACTGGATACTGTCGATTGGATCGTTGTACAGCAGGATCTGAGCCCCAATTTCAGCGTTCCTGTCGGAAAGATGGAAGTTCTTGCAATTGGACAAACGGAACAAGGCATATACCGTTTCTACTTGCAAGATGAAAAAAGTACCGAATTCGTATTGCAAGTGTTGTGCGATAAAGATCATCGAACTGGCGATGAGAAAGTGAGCGAAATTATGTTGTTCAAGCAGGTTTCATCTCACTATCCATCTTCGGATGAAGCATGGTCAGAGTACATCAAAGACTTCGGTCTTAAGACATTCATTCTTGATGACATCACTTATGACCGAGTATGGGGTGATGAAATGTCCGAAGTTGCTGAACCGATTAAATTTGATGAGCATATCATTGCTCCTCAAGAAGAGTACGATTATGAAGATAGTTACATGTTGTATGTCAGAGAGATCGGTGGACAGGACATCTCGGAATTCGCTCTCATCGGAATCGAAGAAAGCAGTGACTCAGCAGAAGTGGTAACACACATTGGGCTGACCGTTTATCCTTCAAACGTGACAGTTCAGTAGCCCCAAACAACTTTTTAATGTATAGTGTTATTTTCAACTTAGGAGATTAAACATGATTGGTCGTTTCTTTAAGCACTACGGCAAACAAAAAATCACTGATGGTATTAACGCGCTGAATGACGCCATCGTTTCTTTTGACCCTGTTGGTGCATCCGAGGCAGCCATTGCCGAAATGGAAGAGAACTTCGACAGTATCAACCGCGAATACTCGAAAGCGAAACAGGACTGGGCACGCGAACAGAAAGAGGCTGACGAAATCGTTGCTCTGTACGACAAGCGCCTGGCCGCTGCTGAACACATCCAGAACCAACTCGCTACCGATCCTGACAATGGCCAGCTATCTGATGCCCTCGATCAGTTGGTATCGGCACTGGAAGGAATGCAGGATGATGTCGAGCGCGAGAAAGAAGAAGCAGCTGATGCGAAGGAAGTGATGACGGAACTCGAAGCTACTGTCAAGATGTATGCTGACAAGCTCAAGACTGCACGCACAGACATGAAGAAGGCTGCAAACGCAATGGAAAAAGCCAAGCGTCAGGAAGAGCGTGCCAATGCTCAAGCTGATCGTGCTGCTCAACTTGCGGGGATTAAATCTCAAGCGTCTGGAATCAGTTCTGCCCTTGAGAGCATGAATCGCCAAGCTACCGAGGCTCAGGCACGTGCTGATGCTGCTAAGCGGAAAGCTGAACTTCTCGGTCCTTCCACAGTCGACGACAACGACGCAGTGGCAGCCGCAATGGCTGCTGTATCTGGAACCGCCGGCCCAGCCGCTTCTGTAACAGATCGTCTGGCGGCCCTTAAGAAATAAGGATCCGTCGCTTCGTCTAAAAGGGACCTAATCTAGGTCCCTTTTTTATTATATTTTTGTTGTGCCGTTGCACACTTTTTGATATAATAAGTAGAACTAGAGGAAGTAAGTTATGACAACCAAAAAAATATACAGAGCTGGAACAATTCCTTACATTATCAATCCTGAAACATCTCAGATTGAGATGCTGTTTATGTATCCCAGCGATCCAAAATATGGAGGACCGTATTATCAATGCTGCAAAGGTCGAGTCGAAGAAGGTGAAACGAATCTTGAGGCCGCTCTCAGAGAAGCAACTGAAGAACTAGGACTGTTTACTGGGAACATTGATGGCGATCCACACAATCTTGGAAATTTTCTCGGACGTACAATGATGTACGTTGTTAAAGTCGAAGACAAGGATATGTTTGGCGATCCACATTTCGAAACGAGAGATACTAAGTGGATGACGCCAGAAGAATTCGAAGAAACTGGACGAAGTCTTCACAAGCCAATAGTGAAAGCAGCAGTTCGCTATATAAAAGAAAAAGAAAACATAAAATAATTAACATAGAGGTCAAAGAATGAGTTGGGAAATTAGCAAAGAGTTTGGATTCGACTATGGTCACCGTGTATGGTCACAAAAGTTGAACAAAGAATATAGCATCGATGATGAAACGGTGTGCAGACACATTCATGGTCACCGAGGACAAGTACACATTCACTTATCTGCAGAGTGTTTGACAAACGGAATGTGTACTGATTTCAAACATCTCAACTGGGCAAAAAAGTTTCTAGATGATTACATTGATCATAAGTTTATCCTCGATACTAATGATCCATGGTTTATCAACATTATCAACGCAACCCCTGTTTTTGAAGATGGTAAGTTTGTACGAGTAAAAACTACGTATCCATTGAACACTTCCGAAATCAATGAGCTTAACGTTAAAGAGGTGTTCGTACCAGGAACTGAACATTTTGCGGGATATATTCTGGAGGTTGATCACCTACAAGGACCAGAAAAAGAGTTTTTTGAAGGATTCTTCTTGGTTAAATTCTTACCAACGTCTGAAAATCTGTCTCAGTGGCTGTTTGAATGCGTAGATGCAAAAATGTCACTGATTGATGTCACAACTTCCAAGATTGAGTGGTGGGAAACACCAAAAAGTTGCTCTGTTTTCACTCGACCTGATAAATAAGTGTATAAACACCAATTTAGGGGTCAAAGATGTTGTTATCGCAGCTATTTGAAGCGGTTATGAGTAAAAAGAAGAAAAAGAAGCAGGACGAACTGCCACAAGTACGCAACTTCGTTGCAAAAAACGCACAACGAGCTGGCGCTGGAGCACATGCTGACAAGAAAGGAAAGCATGCAAATCGCCAACGTCAAAAGAAACAGTGGAAGAAGGAGGAAGGATTGTGAGTCTCTTTAAAGAAATTGACAAAGCTATTCGTGAAAAAGATATGGTCGAAACTGCAATCAAGGAAGTGTGTGCCAAGCACACAGAAGAGGAAGAAGAAAGTGTCGCAAGTGCGTGTAAAAAGTACATGAATCCATCCCGAGCCAACGATTTTGCAAAGGTAATCGCGCAGCTAATGGATAACGGCGCATCTTATGGGGATGCAAAAGCACAAGCATTTGACGAAACAGAAATGCCACCTTCCAATAGTCCTTGCTGCAAATTCATTCGTTCGGCAGTTGCAAAATACCGCAAGAAGTCGGTTTCAGAATCGGAAGTAATCAACGAAGCTCGTCGTAAAGTTGGCGAATACGAAAATGCAGATACTGGTCGTAAGGCTGTGTTGTACAAAGATCCTGAGTGGGAAGAATTTCAAGTGGAATTTTTTCAAGATGGAAAGCACCAAAAGAAAGCAACATATCACACCGATGACAAGCAAGATGCAATTGATACTGGAAAAGGATTTATTAACAAAAAGTTCTAACTAGTACACAGCATACTTTAAAAGGGGGACTAAATTGTCCCCTTTTTTATTGTTGGATTCCACTAACGCCTCTTGTATAATATTAATATCTAGGAGGCAAATTTTGAAACTTCACACCAAAACAAATACCATCGAACGGGGTGGCGTGTATGCTGAAAACGCATTCACAATTAAGACAACAGCAAAAGCGTTTGATATTCTTTCAAGTGGGTTATATACCGATCCAATCGCAGCTATAGTTAGAGAGCTGAGCTGCAATGCATCTGATGCGCATGTGGCCGCTGGAAAACCAACCGAACCTTTCATCATTCACCTTCCAAATGAACTCGAACCATATTTCTCAGTAATTGATAATGGTACTGGCTTATCTGATGAAAATATTCGTGGTGAATTGGTTCCTACTACAACGGTAGAAGGTGACAGAATCGTTCCTATGTTGGACGAGGAGGGTAACCAATTGTACCACCGCGCTGGTGGTTTATATACTACGTACTTTGAGTCTACAAAAACAGATTCAAACGATTTCGTCGGCGCACTTGGACTTGGTTCTAAGAGTCCATTCAGTTATGCTCGAGCGTTTGATGTCATTTCACGCTACAACGGAACAAAGCTGGTATATTCTGTTTTTCTTAACGAGAGCAACATTCCTTCTGTTGCCTTATTGGGGAAAAAATCAACTGACGAACCAAACGGTCTTGAAGTCAGAATTGCCATCAGATCGGAAGACTTTAGTGCATTCGCTGAAAAAGTATCACACGAACTTCGATTTTTCGACATCAAACCTAACATCATCGGATCATGTAATTTTGAGTTTGTAGATACTCCAGAACCGATTGTATCAGGAGAAGGGTGGTCACTATTTCGTTCTAGTAGATGGGGCAGTAACCACGTGACAGCAATTCAAGGTAATGTTGCATACCATGTCAACACTGATCAATTGTACAGCCACCTCAGTGATTCAGCTCGCGCACTTATCGGAGACGTGGACATTGCTTTGTTCTTTGACATTGGTCAGTTAGAATTTGCTGCTAACCGTGAAGAAATTCGATATGACGAAGACACACTAAGCAACATTATAGATAGACTCGAACAAATGTGTTCAGATTTAACAAAATATGCGAATGATATAATCAGTCCATATTCTGACAGTCGGTGGAACGCAGCAATTGCTTTCGAATCTCTCTCCAAGGAATGGTTTTTGGGAGATCATAATCTTCGAATATTTCTGTCTCACAAAACCAAAGAACTTGAAGATGATTCTGTTCTAAAAGATCTTGTTGTCAAGGGAAACTATGTACAAATTAACAATGATATCAGAGGACACGAGATCGTTGAATATACATACAGAGCACGAGGCAGAATTACCAGAGAAGGAAGGGTTGAAAATACGAGTGTGAATCCACGCAGCGATACGGTTGTGTTTTACAATGATATTAAAACACGTGGTATCACTCAAATTAAAGAATATCTTCGCAATTCACAGGAAATCAATACAGCGTTGGTCATTACTCCTCTAAAAATTCCTCGAGCAGTCAATACATTCAACGAGGCATATGAAACGCCATTTACAGATTATGACGAAGAGTACGAATATATCATCGATAGTTTGGGTCATCCTGAAGTTAAAATAGCAAGCATTGACACAGAGACTGTTAAACGAAAAATCGGAAATGGAACGAAAGCACCCATCTATATTCCAAATGGATATCACTCAGTTAGACGCGGTATGTGGGATACGACATACACAGCAGATTGGAAAACGGCGGAACTTGGTTCGGTGTATGATAGTACAGATGAATTTTTGTGGTTCCTGCTCGAACATCGTTCAAACATAATTGATGATGAAGGTGGTACGGTATATTGGGAATCTCGTAGCATTAGTGATAATATAGCCAATATGGTTAACATCATAAATGAGCACTTTGGTACAAATTACGAAATGGATAATGTGTATGGTGTCTCAGTAACAGCTCAAAGAAAAATATCCAAAAAATCCAATTGGACGAATTTATTCGAATTATATTTGTCAGCACTAGAGTCATACTCTCCAACATTGGAGTATATGCAAATCAAAAATGTAACAACAGATAATGATAATTTTGGAATACTGGCCATGCTGGAAGATTCACAAGCCCGATCCAAAATTTTAGGTCTTGATCGATCGTCGCCTTTTCGCCAAGCGGTTGAGCCAGCGATAACTAGTATAGTGGAACATGAAGGCAATGTCTCAGCAGCAAGAAAAGTTCTGAGTATCTGGAATTCCCAACGTATCTTTGACACACACGTTCCAAACGATGTTGCTCCTTTCTTTGAAAAGGGGCAATTTAACAAATATGAAATGTTGCCGGTAGTCGGAAATTATACTCGCAACATCGACAAAATTATAAACTATATCAATCTTATAGATAGGAGCTAACATGGCATCTTTTATTAAATCTTCTACCCACATCTCGATTGTGTTCGATGATGGGGAATCGGCAACAATTTATGCTTCACAGGAAAACTACGACCCTGTATGTGCAGCCATCAAACAAGATGATTGGAGTCTCGCCCAGCACCTAGCGTTTCCAGTTAATGAGGTCAAGGCCAACCTTGCTCCTCTTGGTGATCGGGTTTCAGTTGAGCATGGAGTTGTGTCTTTGGATGGGACAGCAATTCATAACACTCTTACCGAGCGCATGCTACAAATGCACAGTGAAGGATTTAATATTGCTCCAATGGCAAAATTCCTCGAGAATCTGATGGACAATCCATCTTATCGAGCGGTGAACGAACTGTATACATTCCTTGAACAATCAGACCTACCAATCACCGAGGATGGTCACTTCATCGCCTATAAACGTGTCGCCAGTGACTTTACAGACATGTATTCACATACGATGGACAACTCTCCAGGCAAGGTGGTATCGATGCCTCGCAATCAAGTGAACGAAGATAAGAACGTAACGTGCTCACGTGGACTGCACTTCTGCTCACGTTCTTACTTACCTCACTATGGTGATGTTCCGGATTCGAGAGTGGTTATGGTTAAAATTAATCCGCGTGACGTTGTGTCCATTCCCGCAGATTATAACAATGCTAAAGGTCGTTGTAGTCGGTATGAAGTTATCAGGGATCTCCAGCTCAAAGAGACTGGAAACAATTCATACCTTCCTGTTGAACGATTGGAAAAATCATATCTGCCTCCCGAGGAAGTTTCAGCACCAATTGAAGAGATTAGAACTCCCACCGAAGATGTTGAGCAAGAAGTTCCAAAGGAAAGTCAAACCAAAGCGGTCGCTGCCTACTACTCTAAGGATAACACTGAGCCATTTGATGTGTTTGCTTCGCCACGAGATGCTCAAGAAGCGATTGGTGTCGATTCTTCTAGTATTTCTAAAGTGTGCAGAGGGCAACGTAACACAGCAGGTGGATATGTTTGGAAGTGGACAGATCTTCCACCTACAGTAACTCTACACACCTCCTCAAGCGACTGACATGATAACAACTATAATTGCAAGTTTGTACTTCTGGACGCTACTAGTGAGAACTCGTCTAAGAGAGCTAACCTCACTAGTAGCTGAGGGGGCAGCTACGGTACAGCAAGCGTATTATTTTTCTGATATGGAGGATGACCACGAGACGAAAGATCAAATCGAAAACGTTGATTTTCCTAAACTTCAACGGCATAATTTGTTGGTAGGAATATCCACAACAGTAACGGCGTGGTCACTTGTTGTTAATGCAATTTCTCTGTTTGCATTAACGTATGCTGCAATGACAGGATACGTCATATCACATGTCGTTTACATGACAACGATATTAGCAGTGGCAGGTATTAATGCAGGAACTATACTGATTCACACAAACGTGCACAAGTGGAAAGATTCCATCAGCACTATCATTGATAAGTACGCATTACAACAATAACATGAAAGGAGCTTAGACGCTAGTGATAACTTCTTTAACGAACGCTAAAATTTTTACAGGTAACTCTAATCCAGCCCTTGCACGTAAAGTTGCTCGAGCTCTTCATCTTCCACTAGGAAAAATTGAAGTTGAACATTTTAGTGATGGGGAGGTTCGCGTTGAAATTGGAGAACCTGTCCGTGACGATACTGTTTTTATCGTTCAATCAACTTGTGCTCCAACAAACGACAATTTGATGGAATTGATCATCATGGCTGATGCATTTCGTCGGTCAGCTGTAAAGAAAATCGTTGCCGTAATTCCATATTACGGGTATGCGCGACAAGATAGACGACCCGACCACACTCGAACACCAATCACATCTCGTTTGGTAGCTGATATGATTCAAGTCGCTGGTGTTGATCAAGTTGTCGTTGTTGATATTCACTCTGGACAGCAGCAAGGCTTCTTTACTATTCCAGTCATTAATGTGTCAGCTGCACCTGAGATCGTGGGAGATATTTGGAGACATCATGGCAATAACATTGACAATGTATCAATTGTGTCTCCTGACACGGGTGGCGTTGTCCGTGCTCGTTCAATCGCAAAACAGCTCAATGACGCTGATCTAGCAATTGTTGATAAGAGACGTCCAAAAGCCAATGAATCTCAAGTGATGAATGTAATTGGAGATGTCGAGGGTAAAACGTGCATCGTTGTAGATGATATGATCGACACGGCTGGAACTCTATGCAAAGCAGCTGCTGCTTTAGTTGAACGTGGAGCAGATAAAGTTATTGCATATGCAACGCACCCAGTATTTTCTGGACCAGCATACGATAATATCGAAAACTCAGTACTATCTGAGGTCGTAGTAATGGATACGATCCCAGTATCACACGAATCTCCAAAAATTCGCACAATATCAATCGCAAATCTTATTGCAGAGACTCTCAGTCGATCCCAAAACGGCAAATCAGTTAGTGAACTGTACGTTGGCCACTAGGAGGCAAAATGGATAACGTAACAAAATTCCCAACAAATTCGCAGAAAGAAGGTGATATTGTAGCTGGAACCTCATTCTATCTATTGGACGAATACTGGTTTTCACCAGGAGGAAACCAATCTACTATTGGAGTAGTTCTTGTTGAAGATTCTATAATGCATGTCGTCAAATCATACATTGGAACTGGAACGGATGCGGCAGAAATAGCAAAGTGGGGCGCTAAAGTGCCAAGAGATATGGCCGAAAGTATTTTTGGCCCTCAACCTAACTGGCATATACGATAAATACGAAAAAACATCATTCGTATAGGACCTAACATGAAAATTCTACAACAAATTAACGAAACAGTTAATGCTGTGAACAAGCAACACCAGATTGTCTCGACTAACATCGATATCGTTCTCGAAAAAAGCACTGATCTTACTGCAGATCAGTTAAACGAAGCAGTTACAAACTGGTTAGCTCGCCTACGTGGTGCAGCGGAAAAAGGAAACGTCGATCCTTCCAAAAAACAAGGAATCGCATACGTACTGGGAGCTCTAATGGCGCTAAGTGATCCAAATATCGCTGATGCTCTAGATGAACGCAATGATTTGGGAACAATGCTGTATGCTGTTAGCAGTGATAATAAAGAAGACAGCAAAGCAGCTCTGCAACGCTTGGTTCAAATTGGTCGTCACCCTAGCTTAAAAAGTTACGTGGCACAAGCTAGTGAAACTTTGGATAATCCTGACACGATTAATCAAGTTGCCAATCAACTTCAAACAAAGATTGATCAAGTAATGCGCAGCAAATTGTCGAAAGAACGTCAAACGACTCAAAGTAATCAAGCTCAGCAAACAACTCCAAAGCTGGGCCTCAAAGATGAGATGAATAAGCAGCAATAACGTAATTGGGTGACAGTTGTCACATACTATTTTTTAGGGTAATATTGTCGTAACTGGTAATTTATCGGAGATAGAACATGGGACAGCTGAATGACATCCAACGTACGTCAGTATACAAATACATCGGCCCTACAATCGATTTTGACTTTGATGGGCCTGATGATACCATCCTCAGCGATGAGGTATTTGTAACAGATCAAATGATGGATAACTTCCGTAAAAATTGCGTCCAAATGGGACTAATGGAAGAGATTTCTATCGAAGACTTGGAACGGCTCTAGGGCCGTTTTCCTTCCTCTCAATCGTAATAATTCCCCTTCTGGTGGATTTCCCTTTTCAGAAGGGAGAAAATATGTTTTAAACTGAAAACATATTGATTCTAGAGGAAGAAAATGAGCGTATTAGAGTGTAGTCGTAATGGTTGCGAGAACATAATGTGTGACAGATATTCTCCAGCTTATGGTTATATCTGCAATGAATGTTTCGAGGAACTAGTAGAGACTGGACCAACAACTGACATCAGTGAGTTTATGAACACTCTCAAAGAGCCCCATAAAACTTCAAGAGCTGAAGCATACGCTCGATATGATGCCGCATTCACATTATGGTATTGGGTAATTAACGAGGAAGAAAAATGAAAGAAGTAAAAGGTGATCTAATCGCCCTTGCAGAACAAGGTAACTTTGATGTTATTGTGCATGGATGTAATTGTTTTAACACAATGGGCGCTGGTATCGCTGCGACTATTCGTAGCAAATATCCTCAAGTGTACCAAGTAGACTGCGAAACGGTAAAAGGTGATCGGTCAAAGCTGGGAACATATACCGCAGCGGTCACTGGGAAGTTTGTCATTATCAATGCTTACACACAATATACGTACAATCCAAGAACGAACCCCGTAGATTATGATGCCATTCGTGAAGTCTTCAAAAAGATCAAAAAAGACTTTGCAGGTAAGCGTATTGGATATCCTCTAATTGGTGCCGGACTTGCTGGAGGTGATTGGAACAAGATTTCGACCATCATCGATGAAGAACTTGCTGGCGAAGATCATACTGTTGTGATCTACCAACCGTAGGATGAATGACGAAACGGATATCGCGCGGTCGAATGAAGCAAGGGTTTCATGATAGTATAACAAATAGTATTCTGCTGGTTGTTGGAATACTATTTGTTGTTTTGTTTATTTTAATTGTACTTGGTGGACGCTAATGATCGTAGTAGTTAACATTGTAATAGTAGGAATTGGTGTTCTTGTTGGAACGATTTTTGCTGTAACCTTTCCAATTTGTGAGTGATTGTAAATGAAAAAACAATATGATTACATTGAAGGCCAGACAATCGAAGTTAAGACAGATGTGAATGGTTCGATTTCATTTGAAATAACGACAATGCTTGGTGATACCTATCCTGTAACATTATCATCAGAAGACGCGTCAGAACTAGTTGAAGAGCTTTCTGAAGAATTGTTACCTTGGAGACCAATCGAAACAGCACCAACTGATACGAAAACAATGTTTGTCGTAATTGCGTTGGGTGTAAAACCTGTAGGAACGTTCCCATACGATTCCGATCCATATTGTGTGTGGCACCATGATGGTGTCTTCGTAAGATGGCCACACGACTTCCCACCGACGCACTGGTTACCACTACCTCCAAAAACAAGAAAGAAATAAGGATCAAATATATGGGCGCGTTACTGATATACATTTTGGTAGTTGCAATGTTTCCTCTATTAGGATACTTTTTCGATTATCGTAGTATGGGCCGAAAGGAAGAGTACACTCGCAAAGTATTTAATGAATACTTCACTGTGGGACTAAAAATTGGTACAGTTATAACCATAATCTTAATTTGTGCATTGGTTTCATTGTCTGGCAAAGTTCTTAAATTTGGACCATCTGTTGATTGTGTTAAACAATCAACCAATATTCCGATCGTTTCTGTGTTCAGAGACAAATCTTATACCAGCAGTTTCATTTTAGGTACCGGTGGTGGTACGTCTGTAACAAAATACTATACGTACATCTCGTTACCTCAAGGACTAAAACTGATTGATTTTAGTGTCGCGACTACTTACATCGTCGAGGATGATGATGCCCCACACTTTGAACGATTCGACTACATGTGTCCAAAGACAGTGAAACATTGGTTACTATCAACACCACTTGAAATGAGATATAACGTTGGCAAAGAAGGCAGACTGCATGTTCCACCTGGAACCATAATGCGTAGTTTCAAACTATAGGACAACGTTATGGTAGCGAAAAAAGATGCACCAAAGCTAGACTTTGCTGGTGGTAAACTGGACATACTTGGACGGCAATTAATAATGGGCCAACAAGTTGCATTCAACCCGCCAAAATACAAAGGAATCACAATTGGCCACATTGCTGGATTTACCGAAAAGATGGTCCGTGTGAAATATCGGGATCATATGAATAGAATTAAGATAACGGTCGTATATGCAAGGGACTGTGCAATTCTTTAGAAAGAGGTTCGAATGAAGATAATTGAAGAACTCAATGACATTGAGGAACATGACGAATATGTTTTTAGGCTCGAAAGCAAAGAGTGTGCCGTTCGAGCGATCGCAGAACTTGGACGCCATGGGATAGTTGTTGGGGTCGGAAAGACTCCATCGCCTCATGTGTCAATCTTTACTCATGGATGGACAGGAAAATATGAGGCAGTTATTGGCTACGCTCGGATGCTTCTTAAAGGTATTCCGTATTACGAAAACAACATATTGCGATTTAAACGATGAACTGCAAAGTCCATCTCCGTAACATGACATCTGCTCGAATTTATCGCATGTCAGTCGCACACAGAAAAATTCAAGACATCATATACCGAGCTAAGCAGCACAATCAACAATCTCTAGCTGCCTTCCTTCATCTTGAGGGAGAATACATCTTGGAATATATTACATCAATGGCTAATGTACATCCTCTTGCGATTGCGATATGTGGACATGACGACGAGGCATTTCTCATGCCAGTTCAAGTGTGTGATGATTGACGAAACGCTTTGGCGCCACCGCCTTCAAGTCAAACGAGAGATTATCGAAATATATGGTGACATAATCACTGAGCTCCGTTTTGAGCTTACTGAGTTACAACAAAAGTATGATCAACAAGTCAAACACGCGCAAGATGCTGATCAGCGTCTTTTAGAATGTGAATATGACTTAGACAAGTTATCAGAAAAACTGAAAACATAATACCCACAAAGAGATTCCACATGCATTTTACAGTTTTGGTTACTGGAGAGAATATTGGAGAGCAACTTGCTCCGTTTCAAGAGAACAACATGGGCGACTGTCCCAAACAGTACCTTGAATTCTTCAATGTAGAAGATGAGTATAGGAGCGAGTATGAGACGGGTTCATCAACAATGGTTGTTATGTCTGATGGCCGTCTTGTTTCTCAGTACGCAGTTCAGTTCTACGAACGCGGAGAGCTTGGTACTCGTTTTCATAAAATTCCCGAAAACCTTGAGCAACGTGAAATTCCGCACACCGAACGGTATCCAACGTTTGGAGAATTTCTCGAATCTTGTCACGGATACGAAAAGGATAAAGAGACTGGCAAGTATGGATACTGGGAAAATCCTAACGCAAAATGGGACTGGTATCAGCTTGGCGGCAGATGGTCTGGATTCCTTCAAATCAAACCAAACCCAGTCGGTGAAGTTTATCTTGGCGACAAGAGTCTAACATTTCCGAGGCGCACCGAAAAGGGGGAAGCGGACTCTGCACTTAAGAAAGATATTGACTTTCAAAAGATGCGAATGCAAGCAAAGGTGAAAGCTCACGAAGCGTATGATGAGTTTGAAGCCGCAATCGAAAAACACAATGTTACAGACTTTGGTGTTTCTCGTGAGCAATTTGATAAGATGCATTCGGGCCTCGGCAACAAAGAGCTCCGCGAACTTTGGTTTAATATACCGTTAAATCGAGCACTATCTAACGAACGAATTTGGACAACTGATCCTGTCGAAGAATTCTTTATTTTTACAGGTGGTCGTGAAGCATTCGTTCAACATGCTATTGATACTTCATTTGTTCTCTACGCATTTCTTCATGAAGGAAAGTGGTACGAAAAAAGCTTTGGAAAGAACGAAAAAGTATGGGACAGCAATTTCATGTTGTTGATTGATGCTCTGCCAGATGATACAAGGCTCTCTGTCGTAGACTGCCACATTTAATATAATAGGAAAATAACATGGGAACAAGACACCTAATAGCTGTAGTAGCAGATGATGAATACAAGATTGCTCAATATGGACAATGGGATGGATATCCTTCTGGTCAGGGAGTGGATATCCTCAAATTCCTTCACGAGACGAACATCGTCGAGTTTAAGAACACACTACGAAACGTCCGATGGATAACACAAGAAGAATGGGATGACATTATTGAAAACCACTCAGATGGTGGCAGTATTATATTTGGAAGCGACCATGCAAAATATTGGGAAACTCAGCTCAAACGGTTTAGTCGAGACACGGGATCAGATATTCTTGCAATGGTTCGTGATGGAGAAGCTACAACACTTCGCAACAACATTAGTTTTGCTGGAGACTCTCTTTTTTGTGAGTATGCATATGTCATCGATCTCGATAATCTGACATTTGAAGTGTACGAAGGATTTAACAAAGAACCTATCACGCACGGTCGCTTCCTTTCCAGCGACGAAAGTCTCACTCACACGGATGGGTATGAACCCGTTAAACTGATCAAGACATATTCCCTCGTTGATCTTCCGTCAAAGGAACAATTCCTTGCTGACCTCGAGCCACCCGATGAAGATGGAGAGGACGAAGAAGATACGGGTGTAGAGCCTGTGAGACATAGTGTTTATAAAGTGACAACCGATGACTGGTATCCTTCATATAAACTTGCCAATGGGACATCGCTAGTCAAAGTCAGCTTTTTGCAACTTCTGCCTTCCAATGATCGATACAACTGGCGCGTGTGCGTATGGGGAGCAGACGATTGTGGAATGGAAAAGGACTTTGGAGACAAACATACCGCATGGAGCTGTTATCTTGAAATAATTGGCCATGATGATGTCACAAGAGATCTATTAACCAAAATTGGATTAGTATCAGCCTAAAAGGAAATGACGATGTATTGCAATTGCCCGCTATCTTTTCCACGAATAACAACCAACCTTACGTTGGAGCAGACAACATGTCGGACCTGCGGTCGAGAAATCCGTTCCTCTTTGCCTTCTGGTGCAGTGACGAATGCAAGCCGTGTAATTAAAAAGATGAGCACAGAAGATGTTCTTCGTGGTGTTATTGTTGAGAAAAAGCCATGGGCCGCGAAGATGAAGACGGAAGATGTGTGGGTGCGCGAAGAAGGAATCGATTCTCTTGCCGCTGCTATCTTTCATGAGTATGAAATTGGTATAATTGATGTTGCGACGGTCAATTGGCAAGATTTTGACTGGGATTTCTTCAATCAATATGGTGGGATTCCTGTTTCAGATGATGGAAAAGACAAATTCGAACGGTCCCCATCTTCACTCTCCTGCATGACAGAGCTACGCGAATCTCCTTTCTATTATTGGATAGGAGACAAGCACCCTCCTGTTCCTAACGATGTTGAATTTACTGCGAAGTTAAGATGTGGCGATATCCTCGTTGGGACTGCTTCAGAATTTGACTGGGAACACAATGGTAGTAATGGTGATATTATCGCATTCCGACTAACTGGCAAAATTGTACCGAATATTGAGGAAGATTGATATGAGAACAGTTCCCGATTTGGAACCATGGGAAGTAATGAAAGCGGCAAGCGAAGGCAAGCGAATTGCATTCAAATGGCGAGAAGGGCCAGGAAACATTCCAGCAATTCAAGAGTGTAGCTACCCTCCTGCTTTTGACTGGCACCGTTGTGAATACTTCGTCATTGTTCCACCCAATAACCATTGGGACGAATTTGATTACGAGTTCTTCGACCTGTATGGTGGGCTACCTGTAACGTATATCAGTGGTGGTCCAACGGAAGGAATAACCGATGGACGCAATCTTCATGGGCTGGACGATAATGCCGCTCTACGTCCCTCCCCATTCTACTTCTGGGGTGGTGGTGCATGTCCCGTTCCGGAGAATGCTGAAGTCGATGTGCGGTATCGTGGAAGAGACACAGAGATTACTCTTGCTGGCAACTTGCAGTGGAGCCATTCCCCTTTTGACTCTCCTATGGATTCTTCGCTAAAAAGCGCACTTGGAGATATCATTGCATTCAGACTGACTGGCAATGTTGCAAGCTATAAACAAGGAGACGTTGGTGAAAGCGCTATCTAAAAACTCAGAGATACTGGCACACTTACACTCACTGCATCGGAAGATCAAAGTAATCCGTTCCTCCCTTTTGATCAAAATCACCAAGCGCAAACAGCTTGAAGCTGAGCTATCACTGATCAAAAACCCCGCCATTGCTCATGAGTTGCGAGATCGAGCATATCAGTATCGTGGCTATTACGCTCAGATCAAGAACCCTCGGTACGCGTTGCTCGATCGCATCAAGGATAAGTTCAGATCCACACCGTCCAAACCAATGACAATACTTGATCCTGTTGACGTTCGAGCGAAGAACAGACATGATTTCAAAGTAGCGTGGGCACAGCAAAAGGAGGTCATTAGAAATGGTGAGTCATCCTCTACGTCGAACCAATTCAACGCGTTCACGTCTTCCGATCGGTACTTCCCTAAAATTCTTAGAGGACACCTCATATACGCATGGTCTGGAAGAATGCAATATCTTGATGAAGTGGAACATAACCTAACTCAAATCATTGAAAAGATTACGGCTCTGTTCCAAGCTGATAGTAATATCGAGATCACGCTTTCTGATCAAGAAATCGAAGTAATACAACAAGCAAATAACATTACACCCTAGAAGGATATAAAAATGAGCGAGCAATACCTGGTAGTACAGTCCGAATTTGATTATGCAGATGAGTTTGATGTGTACGGACTCTTCATTACAACAAAATCGGACTTTGATAAGATGATGGAAGAAGCGAAGAAGTACTTCGATGTGCATGGTGATTATGAAGGGTGGTTTGGTACGAATGAGGCTATACTCATTGAATCGTTTGAGGACTATCAGGCAGGTCTGCACGTATCAGAAATTACAGAAGAGACATACCACACATTAAACAAAGCGCTAAATCCGTATTATAAAGGTGAGAGTAAACCCTTCTCATGTGGACGTTTTTTCTTCATCGAATTGGACGAGTAATCCCACACTGGAGCTGGTTCACTCGACATTATCGTGTATTAAGTGAACCAGCTCCACAAACTCTTTATAGCTCATATTCTGTTTCATTTTATTTACTCTCCACTGACATAACACTACATTACCTTCAATATACCCCAAAGTGCTGTCAACGCGATCTAACGATAACGTCGTTGAGCTTTCGCCACATGTTGACATCGGTTCGCCAGTGTAAAAACACTTTCCGTCTTGAGCATCCCACATCTTTTCTATTTCTTCCAATGTTATGTTGAACTCAAGTCCTTTATATTTGGCTCGATTCTTTGCAGAGACAAAACGATATTGAATTGGATTGTCCTTTACCCATTGGTTAAAATTCTTCTTTGCGTTAGTAATATACACTTGTTTATCTTCTTCAGATAATTGATGATACCGAGCCCTTGATTTTTTCTTGAGACATTCTTTACACGTCGATTTGCGTACGCCATAGAATTTTGATGGATCAGTCTCGCCACACGTGTTACATAGATGATTAGCCATGGTTGGTTCCTTTTTGTATTATATAGGGAAACAAAAACTCATGGTTATTTTTGTGCCCTCCCATTTTCAGAACGATTTTTTTTTTTTAAAAATTTTTTCGCACCACGATTTTTCGATGGCGGGATATTTTCCGGGGGGGGGAGCAGAAACTCTAATCTAAGATCCATAATATTAACGGGAGAGATGATTGTAGAAAATGTATGGGAACGTGTGGCGGAAATTGGCGGGCGATGTTTTCAGGGTGAAAAATTTGGTATACGTTGAACCTAGCAAAGAAGGGTATAATCGCCCATCGGTGTTCTTAGGGACCTGGCCTCTCGATTTTACCAGATTCTATTTTCAAAGTCAACTGTTGACTTTTAGTTAGTGGGAGGAGCCGAGTCTCCTTCCACTCAGATCATAGCATTCATGTTGTCTTCTTCATCAAGATGGTGTACGACTTGCTACGTGACTTGTCTCCTCCCTATCAACTGTCGTGATTAGATTGATTGAAAGATATATTATCTCTCACCCTAACTATGAAGTCAACTAGTACCCCATACCGACTGCAGCCACAGATGCTGCCATCAAGGTGATGATGGGAGTAACGATAACAACTGCCACAATGATGATCACTTTCTGTTTCATCTCATCTCTCTTTTCTCTCAACTGTTGAAGCTATTATAGCTCCAACAGTTGAAGAAGTCAACTGTTATTTTAATTCATACTTGCTAAACATATTGACGTCAATATCAGATGACAGAATTTGTTCAACTTCTTGTTTGATCTTGTTCATTCGTTTTGTGACAATGTCAACACTCACAGAACGTGATTGATTGATATAGTAATCACTAGATTCAATATAGTTTAAATTGAATTGTTCTGTGAATTTGACGTCTGCATCATGAAAGTCAGACACAGTTGAATCTTCGTTCATAACAAAGATAATGAAGTCGTCATCAACACTACTGATGATACAGTTGTCTATGTTTGTATCAACTTCATGTTCAATAAACAGATAATTGAACGATATGAATACTTTTTTCATGTGATCTCTCAGTTCTCTCAACTCAGAGATACTATCTCATGATTCATGATTGAAGACAACAGATGGAGAGATTCAGATAATGAATCTCTCCATCAACTGAACTTATTTGCTCAGTTTCTTTTTGATGTTGTAGTGATATGTAGATGCACCTGCTTGAGTCATGTCAAGTTCTGCCATGAAACGAGTGATAACATCTTTTCTTGCAGGATGTTGACCATCAACTATCATACTGATGTATATTTCTTCTGCAATTTGTGACTTTGATACTTTCTTTTCTTTTTGTACTTTGACCGTTTCTACTTTCGGCTTTGTATCTTTGATCTTACGAACTTTCTTCTGTTCAGTTATCTTTTCTTGTTGTGCAATAAATTCAACAATTTCCTTTTCAGTTTCAGTAACTGCATCTTCAACACTCAACATCTTACTGTCAACATGTGACATCATCCATTCTTGTTTGTATTCTTCTTTCCATTGTTTGAATGGAATATAATCTTCAGAAGGAAATGATGCGGCTGCTTTCTCTTCTTTATACAGAGTCAGAAGTGAAATGTTATCCGGAAATTGTGATTCGATTTGATTGATTACGTGTTGCATGTTGTTTTCCTCTCTCAATTGTTGAATCTATTATCTGTCCAGTTGGTCACTTTGTCAACATGTTTCTGAAATTAATTTCAATCGATTCATGTTTGTGTGCCAATGAGGACACCATCTAATAAAGAGAGGCTGAGGGCAACAATTAATTTGAGCCGATATTTGATCGGCTGATAAGGAGATGTGATTAGAGTTCCAACTTGATGGTTGGAGATGATGGGTGGATCAATTTGATCACTTCAGATCCACCCATCATATAATAGGTGGAGGCTACAAGTAGCCTCCTGAGTCGTCCGCCGGGAGAGATGAGAGAGAGGAGTGGCGGACGACTCTGTTAACTTGCTAACTTCACTGTTGCCATCCCAAGTCCGTAACCGAACGCGAATATTGCGATCGAGAGGCCGAGAACAGCTACCTTGGCGTTGTTACCAAGTGCCCCAAAGAATAGGACGATGAGACCTAGCACGAAGGCGACAACCCAGAGGATAACCGCCATAACTATCATCATGGTTTAGTCCTGCCGTTCCATACTTGTAGAGCAACTCCCGTGAAGAAGCCAGACAAACAGACTAGAGTAGAGATGACATCGTTGGTGGCAATGTAGGCGCCCATTCCGATAATCACACCAAGTAATCCAAGTACAATTGCTTTCATCCCATCATTCCACTTTTGTCTCTCAACCGATGACAGTATCATCCCACTTTTATGTGGTGTCAAGCGGCCCTTTTCAGCTCAGGATGGTTAGTTGCCATCCAACGAACAAGGTCAGGAATGTTGTTGCTGAACTCTTCGAACGGAACGGTCGTGTGGCTGAAGATTAGACCACCGCTGAGGAAGTCAATGTCGATCGTATTGTTTGCGTAGTTGATACAAGCTTTGCAGATCGAGTGTGCCTTGTTACGATCAGCTACATGAATGTACGTGACCTTCGCTGCAGGATAGTTGTTCGCCAAGTAGTCGTACATGTTGCCATTTGCTTCAACTTGCATGTTAGTGTCCTCTCAATTGTTAGAGGAATTATAGCTCAGCCACTCAAAAGAGTCAACAGCTATTTGGATATTGCCCACATCGACGTGAGCGCATACAATGACCACCCAAGCCCTTCGAAGAAGACAAACACAATCAGTGCTGATTTCAGTGGAATCAGCCACTTAACGTGATAGTCGCCATACGCTTCGATCTTGTTGTGATCTTCAAACAAAATGAATCTGGCATATTCTATCAAGATCAATATGATCAAGAACTCAAAATGGATGGCGTTCATGTTTTCTTCTCCTTATTGGAGGAGTTATTCTCCTACAACACACTTTCAGCATCAACAGCTGAAAGTGGAAAACTTCCGACATAACGAGCTCGATTTTTACGGAAGACAGCTTGATATTTGCCAATGTTCACGTCTTCGTGAGCATCAATTTGGTACACTTTAACAGAAAAGTTACTTTCATCCATTGCTTGACGAACACGTGATGATATTGTCCAGTCTTTAAGTTGTTGTTTGGAGCCAAATCCAAAGAACCAATTACGCCGATCATCATATTCGATGCTATCCCACATGAGGAAATGGTCATCTTCTGGCACTGGGTGTTTTGGGTCGGCGATCGAAGATACATATTCAAGGTCACCAAATGATACTGACCGATTGGTGGAATTGCGGTTGTACATTCCTGTACCCTTGGCATGTTCGACGCGTAGAACTGTAATCATTTGTGATCTCCTCTCAATTGATGGGGCCATTATAGCCCCACCCTGAGTTGAAGTCAACGGGAGTCACAGACGTTTCAGTTCAGACTCCAAACGATTTCGAAAATTCTTATATTGGTCGGTTTCGCTGTACTTCATGTAGAAGTCATGGTATGCCGGGCGAGGAGGTTGGGACAACAACTTCTCCCTGCCGATTGTGATGTCGAATTTCATCGTTTTCCACGAGCTTTGAAATTCATACGATACGCTACCAAACACCTCGATTCCTTTCAGAATCATAAGGGAGCCAGTGTTAGCCCAGTTGCGTTCTTGTTCGGACTCAAATCCACACTGGCTAATCAGGTCCATCAAATCTTTCAGGATACGGGTTTGCATTGACATGGCGATCTCCTCTCATTTAATAGAGATATTATAGCTCCATCCTATGATGAAGTCAACTGATTTTGTAAATCAGCAGGTCAGATTCTTCCCCAGCCTCACAGGCAAAGATTTCATCTACTTGTCCGAAGGTTGAGTATTTGAGGTAGGCTTCTTGTTTTTCATGTGAGTCTTCAATCTCATAAAAGATGAAGGCTGCTTGCTGATGGGTATCAGCCTCAATCACCCGGTGACTAGATTCGCGAGTGTCATAACGATCGAACCAAATTACTAAGAACTGTGCCATCTCTCTTCAATTCTCTCTTGTGTTAATTGATGAGACCAGCATAGCACATCCTCGTCTTAGAGTCAACGATTATTTGAATTCAAACGGACCATTAAACTTCTGCTTGTTGATAGTAACAGAAGTGATAGAAGAGATTTCGAAAGTTCGGATGATGACTTTGTTTTCCAGCCCACCCTGACTCGATTCTGGCTTACTTTCAGGAATACCTTCGATTTGATCTTTGGGAGTTACGACACCATCTACTTCGTAATGAGTAGTTCCCTTGTTGAGGAAGATGACTTCGAGGTAGTGTTTCTCTTTATATTCTACGAAAGGAATTCCTTCCAGCCGAGTTCCCCAAGTACGAGGACCAACAGTAAACGACTCAGGATCTTTACCTTCTTTACCGAGACGACGTTTCACCATCTCACCGTAGCCACTTTTCTCTTTGTTCTGAAAGACCATGACATTAGAGCCAACGGTTACCTTCCGAACGCGACCTTGCAGAAGATTATGACGACCACCACGAAGCTTGACGTTAGTGGAAGTGTCAATGCTGATGAAAGTTGCGCCATTAACAGCATCCATGATTTTGCGGATATTGTTCATTCGTGATCTCCTCTCAATTGATGGGGCCATTATAGCCCCATCCTGAGTTGAAGTCAACCGTTAGCTGAGTTTCTTTTTGATATTGTATTGATAAGTAGAAGCACCAGCTACTGACATGTTCAGTTCATTCATGAAACGTTGTACTACTTCCTTTCTTGCAGGATGGTTACCATTGACCATCATTTCCTGATAGACCTTCAAAGCACGTTCAGCTTTGGTTGGAACTTTCTCTTTCTTGACTTTGACCTTAGGAGTACTTTTGATCTTCCGTACAGTTACCTTTTTCTCAGGTTTTGCCTGTTGTTGCTTTTGATCGTTTTCCATTTCTTCTTCAGACAACTTGACAGCAGTCTCAGCATCAACCAATTTTGAAGTTGAGTGAGTCTCCAACCATTCTACTTTGTATGACGCTCTCCAATCCTGAAAGGAAGGAAACGGATCTGAAGGAAAATCCATCTGCTCTTTCTCAATCTTGTATAGAGCAAGCAGGTTGATGTTGTTGGGGAATTTAGTTTCGATTGATTTGATTTGCTTCGCCATGCGAAATCCTCTCTCTCGTTTGTTAACTGTTGAAGCTATTATCTTCTAAGTTGGGTCTCATGTCGACAAACTTTTCAATTTATTTTTCGTTGAAACACTTGCTGCATGTGATAGAGAGACTATCCAATAAGATGGGCCTGTTGTCAACAGGAACAGCGAAAAAAATGGGTGGCAGCAAAATGAGAGAGGAGCTGCCACCCATAAGGGCAAGTTATCCGCCCTCAACATGTATTAATAATGCAACCGACAAAGAGAGTCCACAGGTTATGGGTTGAAATGCTTTGTCGGTTGCCTTAAACTGGTTTCTTGGCGACCTGCTCCATTATATAATCGCGCAGATCGTCTTTCATTTCTTCTTCACAATCATTGAAGTCGAACTTTTCAGTTCCATCAATGTTTGCAGCAAAAACGTTTGCCACACGTTGTGAAGTTTCATCAGAGAACCATTTGACGTTCAGACCAAGCTCATCAGCGAGTTCTTGACGTGTGTACGTTTGTTCTGCATTGCCGAACTGATCAGCAGGAACATGAAACTGCGCATTTGGATCTGACATCTAACTTCTCCTCTCATTGGATGGAGCCATTATCGCTCCATCCTGAGTTGGTGTCAACAGTTATTCAGAACACTCTTTCTTGCAAGTATTTTGATATGTAGATGCACCTGCTTGAGTCATGTCAAGTTCTGCCATGAAACGAGTGATAACATCTTTTCTTGCAGGATGTTGACCATCAACTATCATACTTTGGTAGATGGCAACTGCTTTTTCCTTTTTACTTGTACCATCTGTTGACTTTGTATGAGGTTTACGTTTGGTAGAGGTAGAAGTTGTCACTTCTTTCTCTTTTTTAGGAAGTGCAATTCTCCATTCTTTTGGCTCAGGAATTTCTTTGAGTGTGCCATCATCATGAGGAATCTTTACAGTAGACCCATTAGGAGAAATCTCGATAATGGCATGCACTGCAGAGTAGTCAACTACTTTGCCATTATGAGTGAACTCACCATTCTCATCTTCACCCTTCCACTCAACAAACTGACCTTTCGTAAACATTTTTGATTCTCCTCTCTCAACTGATGAGTCCATTATAGATCCACCGGTTGAAGAAGTCAACACAAATCATGAAATTTTTCTGTTGTTCCCAACTTCAACTATGTTGAAGGTGTGTTGATGTGAGTGATCAGATCTCATAACTGAATACTATCTTCGTGATCAAATGTAGTGATAGAAGTGGATATATGCCACACTTCTAGCCTCTATTTTCTACCATCAGTGGTGGAAATCATCATCAAAGAACGCGAACAGATACACCCCTTCTTCCTCGAGATTGTCAGAGTTAAATGCTAATCCCTTTTTGTGGTCACCTTTGTACTCAACGACAAAGTCTCCCAGCTCTGGATAGTCAACTTTGGGATGCCCAGCTTCTTGCATCAGTTCTACCAATTTGGCTGTGTCTCGTTCACTGATGCATGCATCGCCTGTGGACAAACTGAATGCATCGATATCAATTACTTGAGTAACGATATCGAACATCTGTTGTGCCCACTCATTCAGAATCATGCCAGACATCTCATATCTCCTTCCTCAACTGATGATGCTACTATCCCACATCATCACAAGAAGATCAACAACATCCCACTACCATCCCACTTTCGTGGAACAAAAAAAGAGGCCGACATGTGCCAGCCTCGAAAAGGAGGACGCTTGTGGTCCTCAGGGGGAAGAAGTGGTCGGCGGCCAAGAGAGAGGAGAGAGGGCGGCCGCCAACCGGGTAAACTTTCAAGCTACATCGTTCTCCTCAACCGATGACTCTACTATACTTTATTCCGTGTTAGGATGCAACAGGCTCCACCATGAAAGTTGTCAGCCAGTCGCATACATCTTCGTGGGTGAGCAGCTCAATACCTTCCTCACCATCGCGAACGTACCAACTACATTCGTGGGCACATAGAGTGCTTGTTCCAACAATGTCAGTTACACTAAACTCGTTGGCTACCTCGATGAACTGAGGAATCGTCAGTGATGAGCCATCTGAGTCGTTGTAGGCAATATCGCCATCAAGAGTATACTTGTGTCCATTGCCGAGTGTCGCTGCTCCATAAATGTGCATTTGCTTTCTCCTCTCAATTGATGGGGCCATTATAGCCCCATCCTGAGTTGAAGTCAACGTTACATTGACCAATAGGTCTCTGAAGCAGGAGAGCATGAGTTAGGAGTGTTGATCGGTTCCTGATACTCTTTGCCGCTCATCAGGTTGGTGCGAGTAACCATCTTCTCGATGTTCTCAGCAAAGTCACGACTGTCAGCAATCGCGTAGTCGTCCTTCGTAGCACCATCGTGGAGCTTACCTTTGTTGTCAAGACGAGTCAGCGCCGCTTTGGCTGCACGCTCAGTCTTGTAGCTCTCAACCCAACATCCCCACGACTTGCTCGGCGCTTTGAGGATCAGGGTGGTTTCTTTGTGATAGATTACGTAGCTCATTTTGTTTCTCCTCTCTCAAGTGTTGAAGTAATTATAGCCCAACACCTGAGAGAAGTCAACGGTTAGAGTTTCAACTCTTCTTTCAGCGCATCATAGATTGCCTGGCGAAATTCTCGAGTCTCTTCGGAGTACATGTCCTTGATATTCTCGTCGATCCAGTCGGCGATCTCTTCACCATCTTTGATGCCTCCATCACTGGCAAGCCACTCGTACGGACTTTCGATTGGGTTCTCGTAGTGGGCCATCATCAGACAGGCAATGTGTTTGGCTGCCTTTGTCATTGTGTTCATTTATATCTCCTCATTTGATGAGGAGCGTCGCTCCTCATCAAACTGTTGACAACGTTTACTTTTCGCTGTTTTCGAGATGCTCTTTGTAGTACTCGATGGCAGCTTCAACGCGATCGTCACCATCGATGCCGTAGATCTTGTAGTCGCCCATCGTGGTGGTGTTCTCATCATTGATATACTCGAACCCACCATAGTACTCGAGTGAGCGGATATTGTGTGCCTTGGTGATGATCAGCTCGTCATTAAGGTCAACGAACACGTGACCAGCACGTGAGTCAAGGCCGATCTTGTCAGCACGAACGTATGGAAGATCCTCAATGACGTTGCCAAGCATCTCGTTTGCTTCGTCGATTACGTTCAGTAGTTCCATTGCTTCTCTCCTTTCGTGATTGATGGGGCCATTATAGCCCCATCCTGAATTGAAGTCAACGTTCGATGTACTCACCGTTGAGCCAAGCCTGCATTACCTCTACAGTTTGACGTACTTGATCTTCGGTCATTTGGATGGAAGCAGGAGAACGGTCTCCTGGTACGATACCTTGGTTCAGTTGAAGACAACGACCTGGTGTGATACCACGGAATGAAGTCAACATTACTTCTTGAACGTTTCCAGTTTCATCGATTGCTGATTTCAGATTGATGCTCATGATGCATCCTCCCTTAGTACCCCATTCCAGTGGCAGTGAACAGGGCGAGTCCAGCCAGGATGGTCGGAGTGGTGACTACAACTGCTGCGATGATGATTACTTCCTCTTTCATGATGATCTCCTCTCACTATGAGTACATTATTGCTCAACCACACCAAGAAGTCAACAGTGGTTGGGATCTTGGCCTGAGAGAACACACATGGCAATTGCCGTTGTCTTATTAACGCGTTTGGCATACGATATGAGGTTCTCGACAGGAATCGATTCCTCGATATCATCGCTAACCTGCTTGTGGCACATCCCTTCAAGGGAAAGGGAGATCGAGTTGCTGGTGTAGCCATTCTCATGGCAAACAGCTTTGTCATCACCATACGCCCACGCAACAGCAAGAACGTAGAAGGCAGCGAACATCAGAGTAATCGGTAACAGGTGCTTTTTCATTTCATCTTTCTCCTCAATTGTTAGAGGAATTATAGCTCAGCCACTCAAAAGAGTCAACAGCTAATTAATCTCAATGTCGAATTCGTGAGCTGCTGAACGGTAGAATGTGTACACGTCGCTGGTGCCGACCCCCTCACCTTTAGGAAAGCTCTCAAGACTGCAACAGACTGAGTACATCCGAGTAGATACATCATCATTGTGGATGTCAAGACCAAGATGGGCAGCGCAGCGATGCATTACACTGAGAACCAGATCAGTCGTATTGAAAGCATTTGCGTTATACTTGCTCATTGTCTTCCCTCTCTCAGATGTCAGGGTAAGTATAGCTCATCCTTGAGCTAAAGTCAACTACACGTTGAAGTAGACTGCAGTGCGACGACCATTAATATCGACGTATGCATAATCGGCAGTTACGTGCTCCCTTACATCTTCTTCGTTGTTCCAATCGATGTTGGCGTTGATCTTGTTGATAGCAAGCTTGACCGCACGGTCGTTGGTTGTCTCATACGCATCGTAACCAACGTCTTTGTTCGCCTGTTCGATGCCATAGTGGCTTGCAATATAGTAGTTACCTTGGCAACCACACATGCAGCCAACCTTGCCGTTGTATGACTGCTTGACGTCTTCAAATTTGATCATCTTGGTGCTCTCCTCTCAAATGGTGGCCCTATTATAGGCCACCATTCAGTTGAAGTCAACAGTTGCAAACAGATTCAGAACTTACTAAACTCATCCGAGTATCGTAAATCCTGGAACGTTGGAAGATTACTACCGTCCCGTCGTTCAAGGTATGCCGCATACTGGCCAGTCCGCTTTTCTTGGTGCCTTGCCTTGTGACTCTTATTGAGGTATCGTCCCCAGCCCCGTTTCCTGTCCGCTTCACGGACCTCACGAGTCTGTCCACATCCACAAGCACACTTTATTGTCACCATCTTTGCCATCGTAGAGTCCTCACCCGTCAATCTCATCAATGTTCATATCGTTACCACTCCTGCTATGCGAAAGTGCCTAGCTCAACTTTCCAGTCTGTATGTGAAAATCCACTTGGGAAAATGCGTTCGATCTCTGCAGTAATCTCTTTTGCAGAACTACTAACGTTAATGTACATTCCATCTCCAGGGCGCCTTACTTCTTCTCCTCGCTGGAAGATTGGGGATTTGCGAACCTTCTCATTGCTCATCGGATTCTGACTGAACATGTATCCTGGAATAAACACTTTGAAGTTGGTAGCTCCTGTAGAAGTAAGAAACGATTTGCTCATCACATGTCTCTCTTTGTGTTAACTGCAATTCCACTATAATCCCATTATAGTCCCACTTTCGTTAGATGTCAACGTCACTTTACATCAGCTGGACGGAAAGAGAGGGTAGCAGACTGCTACCCTCTCTGGAAACGTGTCAATCTTTGTGTTTTAAAAAAGCCGTTAGTTGTGTCGTGTCTGTGGTTTGCGTTAAGTGTTACATGTCTACTCACCTCCTAAGAGTTATTTTATTAGGTTCGTTCGTGTGTAAACTTTGATAAGAATTCCATTCTCCATCAACGGGAGAGATGGGTCAACGTTCTCTCCTTGCGTCCTGATAACTCTGAAGAGTACGAAGACGGGAGAGTAGGGTGTTAGTAGTATTTCGGAACTGGATGCCAAGTTGTTCCATCATATGGACAGATCGCTCATAAAAGGTCAACAGGCTACGAAGCTCATCGTCGGAGATTGCGTCACCACGCAGGAAAGCTTCGTTTGCTTCTTTGTTGAGAGACGTCATAACCATCGTGGCATCCTTTGTAAGAATTAGGGATGTCTGATCGGCCCCACTCCAATACGCCATCAGACTCTCTGAGCCGTTCTACTCAGCCTTACCTCTAGGGATAACTATCCCATACAACTCCTGGCAGATCAACGCAAAAGTTCCACCAATAGTGGAACTTTTGCCGGGCCAGGTTTACGCTTTGGCTTCGGTGGACTCAGTCTGCTCAGCTTTGGCAGCCTTCTCGGCCTCCTTGGCAGCTTTGGCTTCGGCACGTTCCTTCGCTTTCGCTTCCTTCTCGGCAGCTTTGGCAGCCTTCTCGGCCTCCTTGGCAGCCAGAGCTTCGGCCTTTTCGGTTTCGGCCTTGACCTTCGCTTCAACAGCGGCCTTTTCAGCGGCAACGATCGCTTTGGTGTCGATGGAGGAAGCTGCCTTGATCTTGCCGTTCAGACCGTCAACGTAGTTCTTGACGGCAACAGCCGGATCGGTGGCATCGTTCGGGCCAGGCTTCAGGACGTGGGAGGTAACAACGGACAACTCGTTGTCCTTGGTCTCCTTCACGGAGTAAACGGTGACCAGGTCGCCAGACTCTTTCATGGCGTTGCGGTGCTGTTGGTAGATGGTCATCGCGTAGGCGGAACCGATGTCGAACTTCTCCATCAGAGCGTTGGCGGCGTCTTTGCGGGAAACCTTACCGGCCATTTTGTCCAGTTCGGCAAAGGCTTGCTGACGTACGGATTGTTTGTCGGTGTTACGTGACATATTTTGTTACTCCTGTTACAGTTTAAGTTTGGGGTTGTTTACAGGGCTTATTATGCCCGATCTTCGCTCCCAAGTCAACTCCCAATTCAATTCAACTTTGCTGGCGTTTCCTTAGGGTGAAAATACTTTAACTCAGATACTGACTGAAGTCAACATCTGAAATGATTTTTAATTGCCTCAGAAATCAGAGAGTTAGCGGAAGCTCCCAATGATTCGATATAAGCGTTAACTGCCTTCGTTGAGTTGATCGGCAATACGCCCTCCATCAGGAATTCCACCGCGTGGGAACTGGTATAGTTGTGGTGGAGATCGTCAGCCACCATTGTTGCGATGAATTTGAACGTAGCGTTCCGGACATCCTTGTAGCTGTCGCAACCTTCAACGTTGTCTGCGATCCACTGACTGATATCGTCGGCGTTGGCAAAGTTCTCATGTGACATAGTCTTCTCCTCAAATGACGTGACCACTATAGCTTACGCCATCATATGGGTCAACTAGAGGCTAACGTGAAAGTTAACAGTAGCACCCTTGTCCTCGAGTGTGGGTTGGATTGTCATAAACCATTTTGACTCTGGTTCAAAGAATGTATCGTACATCACGAGTCCGATGAAATTCCCCAGCGCCGCTCCAGCAAACTGGTCACTGAAGTGGTGGAGGCCTGATTCAATTCTGCCGTATGATGAGACAGCTGCCAAGTAATATGATCCAGCAATTGTCGAGTACTTTGCAACATCATTCATGTTGCTGTACTCTAGATTTCGTCGGATGAGGGCAGCTCGAGTAAACGCTGGTGTGGAGTGTCCGGATGGGAACGCTTCATACTCAACGTGACGAATTGTTCGATCAGGCTCTCGTCGACGGATGGCAACCTTCAGCTCGTTTGTCACCCAGTTGGACGTGTCGATGATTACAACTTCACCAAGTATGCCCTTAGCCTTCGACGATATGCTTCCATTTGTAATTAGTGTAGATGCTATCCACGCATCAGTCAGCACATTCAGAGCATTATCACTTGTCATAGCAGCATCGTGCTTGCTGCCATACACCCAGTTGTCTCTGAGAGCCGCTTGCGTCCACTCTTCATCTTTACCGGATGCTAGTGCAACAGCTGCCCCTGCTGCTGGAATCCACGTTCCAGGATCTTTCAAAGCTCGAACAGACGCATGCTTGAACTTCTCCCACGTTGGTGTAAGGTGGATACTCCCTCCCCAGTTTGTTTTGTGAGGAGAGGAAGCACAGCCAGTTAGCAAAACAATGATACTGATCAAGATGACTCTTAGCATATGTACATCCCTGTCAGATGGAATTAAGCGTGTTTTGCTTGCTCAAGGAGCTCAAGTTGGCGATACAACTCATCAAGATCAAAATTAAGTTCTTCGATCTCACCTTCGTTGTTCTCACCAGCTTCACTCCGTGCAAACGCATCCTCAAGAGCTTCCTCAGTCTGGCGAATTTTATCTCTTGTGATTTTCTCGCTGTCCATTTACCACGCCCCTTTTGCAAAGTTCTTTTTACAGTTGGCAACATAAGTAGAAGCACCAGCTGGAGTCATACCAATCTCGTCAACAAAACGTTGAATGGCATCTTTGCGAGAAGGGAACTTTCCGTTGTTCTCATCGACCATCTTTTTATACAATTCGATGGCCATTTCCTTTTTGGCACCCTTCTTTTTCTTGGGATTACCAGCTGCATCCAACTTGACGGGTTTATCCTCTCGACTTCCCAACATCCAGGGATTTTTCTTGAGGTGAGTGTTGGCCTTTTCGGTTGCCAGTTCGAAAAGCTCGTCCATGTCAACGGTACCATTTTTCAAGTTCTGACGAACAGTCTCTTGAACGAGATACAGATAGTGCCAACGGATCGTTTCGTCGGTAGCGTCAGTATCATGACCAGACAACTCTTTGATGCGATCACGATACAGTTCAGGAAGAACTTCACCTTCCACCTCATTCAGGTACTTGACTGCAGCCGTGAAGCTGTGAGTAGGAATGTCGTAATTCTGTAGAGTTTCGATTGCCTGATTCATGATCTGTCTCCTCTCAATTGTTGAAGCTATTATCGCTCCGTCTTGAGTTGAAGTCAACTTATTTCTCGAAAGTTACCGTAGTTCCTTAATCCTTGCAATCAACTTATTGAGATTGTCTGCTGTATCCTGATAGTAGACAACGCCAGTCAACTGATCGGGTGTAGTGGGATTATCGTAAAGAGCCTGACATAGCTGGAACCCAGTCTGAGACCCAACCTGAACGTGCAAATGAGACCCGAGAATTGTTATCTCGCCATCAGCCATATCATCCTCATACCCAGAGATGACAGCAGGGATATGGTTGGTTGTCAGGATATCCAACATTTGTTGTTCGTTCATAATCTGTCTCCTCTCAACTGATGAGTCTAGTATAGCAGCATCGTTCAAAGATGTCGACAATTATTTTGTGAACACCTCAAGATCAATGTCGTCGTTGATGCTGAACTCAAACTCACCAACATGTTCACGACCCTGTTGAGTCATCACCCACACCACCCCATTTTCACATAATATAATGTTCAGTACTGTTTCACCATTGTACTTAATATGGGCATTTTCGGCAGCATACGTGACAGAGTCCTCATCATCATAATCTTTGACAAGGATCCCATCTTCGATCAGTTGTTGTAATTTACCCATTTTTGCCTCTCAACAGCAATCTCATTCAGTTGACGATGATACTTTGTAAGACGACTATACCCTTTATCGTCCTTCTTTGTCCACCTTTCAATCTGCCATGCAGCAAGATAGCCGTTCTTTTTCCAGAACTTGGCAGTGAGAGAACCACTTCGAGCATCAGCTCCTGTAAAGCCGATGCCGTTGTGAACTTCAGTGGTGAGGTGGGTTTGTTCTTCGGCAGTCTGCCGTGCAAGAAGACTGGAGAGAGCACGACCAACAACAGCCTCCACGTACTTCGGATTCGGATTGTCCAGCATTTGCTGAAGTGAATCTTTGGTGACGATCTTTGCTTGTTTGGCCATGTCTCTCTCCTCTCAAGTGATGGGGCCATCATAGCCCCATCGTAAGTTAAGGTCAACTCATTCAACAGTCACATCGTAATCGAAGTCAGGATGGCGCGACAAAGAGTAGAACTTGAAATAATGCCCAAGCTCATGGCATTTGTGAAAGAGTAATCTCCAACACCATTCTCCGAGATCATCCGCCACTGGTTCTTCAATATTGAACGAGCCGACGGTAATGAACTTCAGAGGAGGAACCGTTACAGCTGGGTCATATATCTGAACACGGCATTTCTTCGTGGTTGTTTCCATATAGCATCTCCTCTCAAATAATAGAGATATTATTGCACATCCATGTGTAAGAGTCAACTATAATTACGTCTAAATGCCCACCCTTTTCCACCCTGCCATGTACCAGCGTGAACACCATTCTTATAGTAGAGTGTCATTTTGACTGGAGCTCCATCACCGTACGCTTCTTCAGTATATGGGCACGCAGTGATACCTTCAGCACCAATAGATTCAACAAGACGTTGTTCGAATGCGCCTTTAGTCATTCGTTGCGTAAATAGCAAATCTGACATAGTAGTTCTCCTCAATTGATGGGGCTATAATAGCCCCATCAAAAGAGAAAGTCAATGGAAATTACTCACCCATCGCCTGTTTCAGGAGATCGTCAATCTCCTTAGTTTTGTCGATATCAGGTCCTGTGCAGAGATACGGTTCCAGATGAGGGACAACCTTGACGATTGACTCTACCGTACGACAGGTACGGATAGTGTTGAACGTTTCATCTGCCAAACGAAATGCATCGTTGGTGATGTTGGTATCTGTTTGGTTCAACATCTTTTGGGTAGTACAGTCGGTTGGAATGTAAGCATCCAGGTCAACATGAAGGTAATCTTCCTGACCATCATCTTCACTCCAATCGCACGCAGATGTTTTATCTTCATCATCGGAGATGACGATTTGAACGAAAGGAAACGGAAGCTTGAAAGTGAAGTTGTCAACCTTCATCAGTTCGTCCCACATGCCCGCCAACTTCCGAATAACATGGGTCCTGATGTCGGTTTCGTCACCGAAGTAACCGAACTTCGGTTGAAAAAATCCAGGATCCTTCACACCTTCGACAGTTTTGAATTTTTTTGCACTCACGGTGTCATCACCGTGCCAACTCAGCTGCAAGGCCACACGGCGAATAGGACCATCAGCAGCCAAAAAAGAATCGACCATCGCGCGACACTGATCGGAGTAGGTTTTATCAAACACCTCCCCCGCAACCTCGTTCCAATGAGAGATAACAGTTTCGTGGAGGTTGTTGAGGCGATTCTCTACCACGTCGGCAACAAAAGTGGCCACCGCATAACGCTTATCATTCATGTTAACAGTACTGGCCATGATATTTCTCTCCGTTGTTGTTTAAGGACAGGTTCATTATAGTTTAGGACACAGTTGAAGACAACACCAGAAAACAAAAAGCCCCTCACGAGGAGGGGCTTTTTGGAGTGGTTGCTGCCTTACTTGGAGGCAGTGGCAGGGTTGGCCTTCGGCGTGGGCATCTCCCAACCTTTCTTGCCAGAAACGATGTTCTGGTAATAGGTGGCAGCGCCGTTGCTAGTCAGACCCGTCTTCGCGACCATCTCGTCGATGATCTCTTTGCGAGTGGCCGGAGTCTTGCGACGAGTCATGCGGGCAACGATGCCGATGGCCTGCTTCTTGGCAGAGGTGGGCTTCTTGGTGCTGGTGGCCTTGGTGGTTTTGGTAGCCATGTTGTATCACTCCTATGTGATTGACGTTTTGTTTAACTTCAGGTTCATGTTAACCTAATTTCAAACTTCAGTCAACACGTTTTGTTAACTTTTTGTTCCAGGCTTAGGCTTGTCCTGTTACCGCTTAACTGAGACCCACTATACTAAATGTCTGCTTTGGGGTCAACACTTGTTTCAAACTTCCGTTGGCGTCTTGCTTAACCAATGACTCCACCTTATATTAAAAGGGGGATGAAGTCAACACTACTCAGGATCTTTATCGTCGCGGCCGAGCAGTTCGTTGAGGCACTTGCGATAATGAGCGAGATCACCAACATCTGCCCAACTGATCGACTTGGGGGAATCCTCCAGACGATGTTCACACAGACTAATCAACTCTGCAACATCGTTAAGTTGTTGACGGATAACGTTAAGATTCTTACGAGCGCGTTGTTGAGCGGTTTCGCGAAAAATTGTCTTAGCCATGGTCGTTCTCCTCTGTAACTGAAGCACACAATAGATGAGTTGCAGCAAGAAGTCAACCACATTTTGACGTTGCCTTTTTAAATAAGATTCGCGACAATATGTTCTCCATTTGAGAGGAGATAAATCATGACACCATTACGTATGTGGTTGAGTCAGAAGAACGAGGTTCGCGAGTTGTTCGAAGAGCCTGTCCTTCCGTATCCTTCCACTCCCGAAGAATATGATACGATTTTCCATGCAATCGAATGTGAGCTGTCACCCGAGAATCTGTCATGTGATGGCGAACTCCCACGTTCGGTTGTTGAACGAAAGACTGACTTTTTGTATGCTGCCCTCCATGAGCTTGAAGTGATTTCTGGCAACTGTTACACCTAAAGAGAGGAGAAACGCTATGTCAAAAGATACTTTCCCGATGACTCTTGTCATCATGGACGCGGATGAATTGGATGCGCTTCGTCGCGCGATCAATGTCCAATTCGAGGTGGAGAATGATAACGTTTTAGACGACGTGATTTCGTCTGCAGTAAAGATTTGTACTTCGAATGAACAATCTGACGGTTACGTTAATGGGCAACTTCATCAGTTCCGCCAAGACGCTGCTACTCGTATCGATGCTCTGATGGCAATATCTCGTCTTCGTGAGCGTATCTCATGAACATCCCAGTATCACCAACGTTTTTAATTCGTGACGGAGAAGCTTATTTCAAGCCTCTTTGGTCAACGGAATTCACTACGGTTATCTTCTTCCCTGGAAAAGACTTAAAGTCTTTCTGGAGATGGATCGGAGCAATTTAATCCATATATCTTCGACTAGTTGACTCCGTAATCCCGTTAGGATATAATGGGGTCATCAGTTAGAAAACGCTCTTTAACAATTTGTATTGCTCATAAGAGGAAGCTAGGTTCACCTCCGGCCTACGACGAATGCTTCGTGGCCCCTCATCGGACCGCCACCGGACCGTGTATTCTGAGGTCAGGAACCGAACTGAAAAATCGCCAGCCGAATCTTATACCCATCTAGCAGATGTGGATGTTTAGGATAGTGACGAGACAATGAAGCCCCGGAGCCATTTGGGGTGGAGTCGCCCTTGAAATAGTCACCTGAAACATTTGTTAGTCGAGCCATTCCGTAGGTTGGGGTAGCGGTAATCGAGTTCTGTGGACAGACAACCCTTAGAGCCGGTCACACCACGGTATGGGTGACTTAATAATGGATTGGGATGTTTGACGGAGATACGATGATAGCCGCGAAAGCGGAGTCTGAAACGACCCCTAAAGGTTAAGGCCGATCTGACACAGATCTTTTTACGGAGTGTCTCTTTTTAGTTGCGTAGCCTACACTGCGTGGTTTGTAGGGACCGAACTGACCTACCACAAAAACGTGATAGATATTACACACATGAAAACAACGTCGTGTAATATATTTGGTGTTATGATGTTCACCAACGTCGGAAAATGATGGAAGATTACAACGGCCGGTGACCAGAAGACTACTGGTCGGGGCTAGATGGATGTCATGGTCTTCTGAAAAGAGGGGGCACTCCGTAAAAAGATATTTAATTCTCATCATGTGAGTTTACCTGTGGGCTTATATGATTATGCAGACATCGGTGTAGTCGGAGATATAGTGGTAACTCAAGCATGTAATGCAACGGACCGACGAATCCACCCAGTAAGACAGTCCGAGCTTGGTAGCTGCTACTGGTTAAAGAAGCTGATAAACAAGCTAGAGAGATTTGGCAACAGTGTTGCAACCGGTATTTGAGAAGTATCGAAAGAATCTCTCGGATCTAATTCAACTCTAGTTGATTTCACAAATCAACTAGGGTACAATAGTTTTGGTGTGAGGTGTTGTAGTTAACCTGGGGCACTGGGTTAGCGTAAAATGGTACATACCCTTTTTCTATAAGGGAGTAGCGAGATGGACTGCAGCCATCGTGGTTTCGAATCCCGCCACACCAATAAATTTTGTGGTGCTAACGCACTCCAAAAAGCGGATTGCATGAAAAACATTTCTAGAGATGTTGGAAGTGCAGGCGTATTGCACGGTTGATGAAGCCCTGATTGATCAAACCTTCGTCATTCCATGGGACCAATAAATCTTGTGGGTAAAAATGATTGGTAAGTTAGGAAAGATTAGATAAGCGGTCAACTTCGACCTTAGTTGGAGCTCACTCAACTTTGGTGACGTTTAATTTGCTGTGAGACATCTAGCGGAGAAGGATTAGTTCTAGGCCCCTCATAGATGCTATAATGATGAGCCGGCAGGCACTTGCTGAAAAATTAATAGACCGTAACGCCCCCACCTGTTAGTGTCGCAGGTGGGGTTTTTTGTTGACCCCAATACTATATTATGTGATAATATCTCCATCGAATGCAAGGAGAGTAAGAGATGATAGAAGATATTCGTAATAAAGTACTGGAAGCTGTAGACGAGGGGATGATCGATAAAGATTATCTCATCTCAGCCTGTCTGCAGTACTTGGATCCTGACGACGTCAAGGATATGCTGTATGTGAATGAAATTTCTCTGAATCCTGGACATGAAGACGAGGAAGAATAAAATGCCTTCTCATCTTGGACGTAAGTCACTCAACAAGTTTCAACAGAAGATCACCAAGGACAAAGCGATGACAGAGCAACGGAATCCTGAACTCAAAGGAGTAAAGGGTGGTAACTGTAACCGTGAAGCTTGTCAAAAGCCTGGTGCGGTTTGGTTCAATCACTCCACCCACGCTTACTACTGTCCTAGTTGTGCTGAGTTACTCAACAACGTCAATCGTGACTGGGC